CTCCATGAGCGCCTTTCGATGCGCACCGTAGCCGACGTCCTGGCGACTCTGCCGCAGCGGCCCGACTACCCGCTGCCCGCGCCGCGCTACGACGGCACCCAAGGCCGCGGCCTGGGCCTGGCCGTCGAGAGCATGGCCCGGCACACGACCGACGAGGGCTGGCAGCTGTTCCTGGCGCTGGAAGCGGGCGGCTATTACCTCGCCGGCCACGACGTGGCCGAGCATCCCCTACGCCCGCCCGGCTCGACGCGGGCCAACTCCACCGACGTGCCTGCGCTCCTGCGCGCCTTCGAGCCGGGCGTGGTCGTGATCCAGGACAAGCGCGAGTGGCTGGGCCTGACGGCCGACCGCAGCCAGGACCCGCGCTGGCGCTTCCACGACGTGGGCGCGCTGGCCCGCCGCAGCGACGTGTTCAAGCTCACCGTGCTCAAGGACGCGCAGAACGACTACGCCCTGCACCGCGAGGCCGCGCTGGAGATCGGCTGTCATGCCTGGATCGTCTACTACCATCCCCAGATCGTGGCCCGCCTCTGCCCGTTCGTGCGCCCCGAGCACCTGGTGCGCACCTATCACTCGCTCGACGCCGACCTGGTGCCGCCCTTTCAGGGGGGCCGCCGGGGCACGATCCTGTCGGGAGCGCTCAGCCGGGCCTATCCGCTCCGGCAGGCCCTGGCCGGCCACGCCGCCGAGTTGGGCATCGACGTCTTGCCCCATCCCGGCTACCATCGCCAGGGCTGCCAGACATCCGCCTACCTGCAGACGCTGGCACGTTACTGCGTGGCCGTGTGCACGTCGAGCGTGTGGGGCTATGCCCTCAGAAAGATCGTCGAGGCCACCGCCTGCGGCTGCCGCGTCCTGACCGACTTGCCCGACGACGAGCTCCTGCCGCAGCTGGAGGGCAACCTGACGCGCGTGGAGCCGGGGCGCTACGCCCGCGATCCGATGGCGATGAAGCCGCTCCTGGACGAGCTGGTCGCCGGCTACGACGAGGAACGGCAACTGGGCTTTGCGGGCGCCGCCGTGGACTTCTACGATTATCGACACCAGGGCCGGCGGCTGGCCGGAGCCATCGAGGACCTGCGCCGTGCCTATGCTGCCGGGTAAGACCAACGTGTCGGGGCCACCGGGAGAAGGAGCCGTGGACGTCGTTGCCAGCCACCAGCGGTTATTGATCGGAGCCTGCCTGCGGACGACGGGGCCGATCCTGGAGCTGGGCGTCGGCTGGTACTCGACGCCGCTGTTGCACGAGTTCGCCGACGCCGCCGGCCGCTACGTCCTTACCGTGGACAACAACGAGCAGTGGCTGGCCGAGTTTCGCGGGCTGGAAAGCGCGCATCACAAGCTGCGGCTGGTCGGCCGCTGGCCGGAGCTCTACGAGCTGCCGGCTTTTCTGTCCTTGGTCGTGCTGCCGGCCGGCACGTTCGGCGTCTGCCTGGTCGACCAGAACCAGCCCATCGAGCGCGAGTACGCGGTGCGCGAGCTGCTCGACAAGGTCGAGGTGTTCGTGCTGCACGACACGGAGGAGGGCTTCGCCTACGGCTACGACCGGCTGCTGGGCGAGAATCGCGACGGCGGCCTGTTCCGCTACCAGTACACCGACCGCTGCCAGAAGGCCTGGACCACGATCGCCAGCAACGTGCTGGACGTGCGGGCGTGGTTCGTCGACCTGCCGCCCGTGGAGCCGACCCAAGAGGTCACCTAATGGCGCGACGTGGCTATCGCAAGTATGTCTGCAAGGAGTGCAAGGCAGAGTCCTGGCATCACTGGCTCGAACGCAATCGCGCCGCGCGCATGCGTTGTCCGGCTTGCGGCTCCTTACAGTTGGACTTCGCTTCGGCAGAAGCAAGAAAAGATGCCATTTCGCTCCAGCGCGTGCGCGTCCAAGGACACCCGGACATGACGAATTCTCCGGCGTCCGCGAAGCGCAAAGTTACTTGAGGGCAGCAATGACGACCCAGCTGGAGGAGGCCCTGGCGATGGACGGCCCGCTGCACCCCGACCTCGTCAAGTGGTGGCAGGAGCGGCTGCCCACGCTCAGAGACCTCGACGAGCTGTTCGACTCGCCGCTCCATCCCTTGCAGCGGCGGCGCGAGCTGGAGAAGATGCTGCACTTGGTCGCCGATAGTCTGATCCACCGTCCTGGGCTCACGGTCATGGAGATCGGTGCCGACAAGGGCGGCTCGGCCTGGGCCTGGCTGCACGAGCTGAACCCCGCGCGCATGATCGTCTGCGAGATTCGCGGGACCCCTTACTGGCAGCTGTTCCAGATGCGCTTCCGCCGCCAGAAGTTCTGCTGGCTACCGGCCAGCTCCTACGCCCCCTCGACCGTCGAGCAGGTCCAGCGCTGGCTGGGCGACCGGCCGATCGACGTGTTGTTTCTGGACGGCGACAAGAGCTTTTTCGACCGCGACTTCGACTGCTACCTGCCGGTGCTGGCCACCGATGCCGTGGTGTTCTTTCACGACGTCCAGGACACGGCCCCGCGCGAGGCTTACGAGCGCGTGCTGACCCGCGGCTACCGCCACCTGGAGATCGTCGATACCAGCGAGGTGGCCGAGCTGGGCCAGCCGGTCACCGCCTACGAGCACTGGCTCAAACACTGGAACGGGGCCAGCTGCGGCGTCGGCGTGGTGTTTTTGGGAGGGTGAGACGTGATCGTCGTGCCGATCGTCACCGAGAACCACGTCAGGGATAGGTTGCTGGTCATTCTCGACCCCGAGAGCCTGGCCCGCATGCGCGAGGCCGATCCCGCCGAGGTCAATCTGGCCGAGGTCAGCCGCAAGATCGGCTCGACGATCTTGCAGCCGATCATTCACATTTGCTACGAGGAAAAGACGCCCGAGTTCGAGCGCATCTTGCAGTCGGGGGACGTGAAGGCGCTCTTGAAATACCTGTCGCGCGGCTGGAGGTTTCGGCCCGACCAGGGCGACCACGACCGCGGCCCCGAGCACCTGCACGAGCGAGGGTGACCGAATGGACAGTCCCTTCAAGCACGTCGAGCTCCAGATCAACACGGCCTGCGACCTCGACTGCTTCGGTTGTGACAGATTTTCGGACGTCATCACCGACCCGAACATGACGCTGGCCCAGGTCCAAGAGTTCGTCGACGAGTCGCTCGACCTCGGCTGGGAGTGGGAGCGGATACGCCTCTTGGGCGGCGAGCCGACGCTGCACCCACAGTTCGAGTCGATGCTGGCCGAGCTGCTCCGCTATCGGAAGCACTTTCCCAACGTCTTCCTGCAGGTGCTCACCAATGGACGCGGCAAGAGCGAGAAGTACCGCGATCTGTGTCAACGGCACCACGTCAGCCTACACGCCGAGGCCAAGACGCCCGGCGTCACGCCCCAGTGGTTCACGAACACGCGCATTGCCCCCGTGGATCGCTGGCCCGATATTGGCGCTGCCGATCCTTGCGGTATTTTTGGCGTGCGTGGCTGTGGCCTCGGCCTTACTCGCCACGGCTACTTCCTGGACGGTGCGGGCGCTTCGGTGGCCCGCGTCGCGGGGTTCGACGTCGGCGTGATGCACTTAAAAGACGTGACCATGGACGCCATGCTCGCCCAGGCGAAGGTGGTCTGCCGGGTGTGCGGCCACTGGTACGAGGGTGGTCTTAGACCGCCTCCCGTCACCTCCACGGGCGAAGTTACGGGGAAGTTCTGGACGGAAACTTTGGCGAAGTTCCACCGGGAAAAGCCCAAGTTGCGCATTTACGGAGAGGCTGACAAGTAGTGAACTGATGACTGAACACGAGTGGGTGGACGTTCTCTTCCCTGGAGTCGGCTACTTCGTCGAGGCCGGTGCCCACGACGGCATCGGCGACAGCCAGACCTACCGCCTGGAGCAGCGCGGCTGGCGCGGGCTGTGCGTGGAGCCCAGCTGGCACTTCCGCGGGCTGAGACAGAACCGTCGCTGCGCGGTGGATCGGCGGGCGCTCTGGGCCTACTGCGGCTCGGTCATCTTCCGCGAGATTCACGGCGACCAGGTCGAGCTGTCCGGCATCCCCTGGGCCTTCGGCGACCACTGGCCTAGGCGCGAGCTGCCCGGCGAGGAGCGGATGGTCGCTTGTGCAACCTTGACCCGCGTGCTTCAGGATCACGCCGCGCCGCCGGTGATCGAATTTCTCTGCCTGGACGTGGAGGGGGCCGAGGAAGAGGTGCTGAAAGCTCACGACTTCGGCAAGTTTCTCTTCCTAGCCATGCTGGTCGAGCACAACGGCAACCTCGAGCGCCTGGCCCGGATCGACGCCCTCGTGCAGCGGCACGGCTACCACGACGCCGGCCGCGACGGCGTCAATGCGAGGTACGAGCATGACCGAGTCAGGACGGCCTATTTACCGACGTAGAAAAACCGTATGACGGGGGCATAAGATGGCGGCGTTCTCTGCCAGTCCCGTGGTCGCAGGTCCTGAACCCTGTGGCTGCGGGCTGGCGTTCAGGAGGGAACCACGTCATGGCCCTGCCCAAAGTGCAATCCGGCGAACGGTACGGTCGCCTTGTGGTACGATCCTGCCCGGGGCGAGACAGGTACGGCAACCGGCTCATGCTTTGCCAGTGCGACTGCGGGGCGGTTACGCTGGTCAAAGCGGCCCAGCTGCTGGGCAAAAACGCCATCCAAAGTTGCGGCTGCTTGCAAGGCGAGGTCGCATCTAAGGGAGTCGCGCGAAGAAATTTCAGGCATGGTGCTTGTGCCAGTCGGGAGTACCGGGTGTGGAACAGTATGTGGAGTCGCTGCACGAACCCCCGTGCTGCAAACTACTCCATGTACGGAGCAAGAGGCATCCGGGTCGATGCTCGTTGGCGGGACTTCCTTGTATTTCTTGCGGACGTGGGGCCACGGCCCTCGATGAAACACAGCCTAGGGCGAATTGACAACAGCGGAGATTATGCCCCCGGCTCTCGGCGCTTCGCAAGAGGCTGCGCTCAGGCTGGCTTTTGGAGCGGGCATTGCGACAGCCGCTGCGGCCCAACAAGCGGAGGGTCTTGGCACATGACCGAACAAGAAGCGCTCGCCAGAATGATTGCCCCGGGTCAGGTGCGACCGTGTAAGCCCTACCGGGGCGGGGTCATTCAAATCCGGCTGACGCGGGCCTGCGACAAGGCGTGCTTTAACTGCACGCAGGGCAGCCAACTCGCCGGCCCCACCGATTTTATGACCCCGGAACAGTTTGAGCAGGCGGTCCTTTCCCTCCGCGGGTACTGGGGCGTCTATGGCGTCTTCGGGGGCAACCCAGCCCTGTCGCCGCACTTTGAAGAGTGCTGCGCGATCCTCTGCAAGCACGTCCCCTTCGAGCAACGTGGGCTGTGGTGCAATCACGCGCACGGCAAAGCCAAAGCCATGCGTCAGACATTCGACCCGCGCGTGTCCAACATCAACGTACACCTGGACCAAGAAGCTGCAGCGGAGTTTCGGCGAGACTGGCCGGAAGCCAACATTGTCGGCGAGCATCAGGATTCGCGCCACGCGCCGGTCTTCGTGGCGATGCGAGACCTGGTGCCGGACGAGGGCGAGCGCTGGGCACTGATCTCCGGGTGCGACGTGAATCAGTTATGGAGCGCGGCCATCATTCTTTTCCGGGGCGAGCTGCGGGCGTTCTTTTGCGAGGTCGCCGCTGCGATGGCGTCGCTACACCAGCACGAGCCGGGCTACCCGGACACGGGGCTCGATCCTACATGGGCTTGGCAAAATCCTCCAGAGTTCCGTCTAGTCGGGGCAGTACCACCTAACCTAGAGAAGCCGTTCTACAAGTGGTGGGAACTTCCGATGGGATGGTTTAAGGACCAAGTCCGCAAGCACTGCCACGAGTGCGGCGTGCCTCTCCGCGGCCGTGGCGAGCTGGCCATGGCCCAGGCGGGCACGGAGCAAACCAGCGCCACGCACGCGGGCGTCTACCGCTCCAAGCGGCCGAGCCGGCCCGTCGAGGTGGTGACGCGGCGGATACAGCTGGGGCTGCCCGTGGGCAACGTCGTGAGGTACTTGCAAAATGCCAGCACTTAGAGCCATCACCGTGTGCGTGGACATGGCCGACCTGCTGGCCCTGACGCTGCCCTACAACCGGCACCACTTCGCCGAGGTGTGCGTGGTCAGTCGGCCCGGCGATAAAACCGTCTACGTCGCTTGGGAGAACGATGCCACGCCATTCCTGACCGATGCCTTTTACGAGGACGGCGCCAGCTTCAACAAGTGGCGGGCCCTGGAGGAGGGGCTCGACTCCTTCGGCCGGCACGGCTGGCTGGTGTTGATCGACCCGGACGTGCTGTGGTGGAAGCAGTTCGCCGTCCCTTACTGGAAGCCGGCACCAGGCAAGCTCTACACGCCGCTCAGGCGGATGTTCTACGACCTGCCCAAGCTCAGGGACGGCGTCCCGCCCGAGGCCACCTGGCCGACGTTCCCCTTGCATCCCCAGCAGCGCGAGTTCGCCGGCTACACGCAGATTTTCCACGCCGAAGACCCGCACCTTGGTCCGCCGCCCTGGCACGAGACCGACTGGCGGCACGCCGGCGGCGCGGACAGCTTCTTTCAGCGAAAGTGGCCCGAGTCGGACAAGGTCCGGCCGCCCTTCGAGGTCCTGCACCTGGGGCCCTCGGGGGTCAACTGGTGCGGCCGGGCCATGCCCTATCTCGACGGCACCGTACCCAGCGAGGCGGACGCCCGCCGGCGGGAGCTCCTGCGGCTGGTGAGCCTGCGCCGCCGCGGGGCGGGCGATCCGTTCGCGGCCGAGCGGCTGGAGCGGCCTAGCTAGGATTGCACGAAACTGGAGGGGCCGATTAGAATGGTCGGACCGCGCGGGGTGCTCTAACACCCCGGCGGCCCTGATACCAAACCCTGACTGAGAGGGCGTGGCATGTCTCAGAAGCGTAAGCCCGACCGCAAGCCTCGGCAAGTGCAGTTCAAGGGGCGCCTGGTCTACGTGGCGCGGATGGTCGTGGACCGGCCGTACTACAAGATCGGCGTCGCCAACGACATTCGCCAGCGCATGATGATCCTGCAGCTGCATTCGCCGGTCGCAGTCGATCTGGTGCACACCATAAGGACAGACAACTCGGAAATGTTGGAAAAAGCCATTCACAAGCATTTTGAGACCCACTGGGTGCGTGGCGAATGGTTCACTCTGACTGACGCCGACATTGCCATCTTGAAATCGTTTGGCAGTGTAAATTACGGAACCTGCGAAGAATACAGTGTCGCACAAAATCTAGCCTTTACGCCAACGGGCAGACTGCGCAGATGGCCACCGCTCGTAACTGTGCATCGTTCCTCGGGCAGAGCACGAATTCGCGTCTTGGGACGTGATTATTACCTGGGACTGGCTGGTTCCGAACAGGCCGAGGCTGCCTATAAACGAATCGTGAGAATGGCTGAGAAACACCGAAAAAAAGCGGTGGCGAACGGTTGTACCAAGATCAACAAGGGTGGAAGGCCAAGCCAGTGGCCACCAAAGATGCATCATCACGTATCAGGGCGGGCACGCATTCGTGTCGACGGCCGCGACTATTACCTGGGTTTGTGGGGCTCGACAGAGGCCGATGATAACTATAATCGCATCGTCAAAACCATCGAGAATCAGCGGCAAAACGGCTCTCCCACGAAATAATCCAACCCAGGCCGAGCGTTTCTCCCACGTTTCACACGATTGGATTCTTCCCATGCAAAATACTGCAGTTTCCTCATAACGACCTCCGGGGTTTTCAGGCTTCTTCAACTCCGGAGATTAAACGTAAGTCAGTTGCGTGGCATAAGTTGTTGGTAATTCACTGGTTAGGTGCACTCGCCTTCTAAGCGAGTTAACCTCTTCCATTCGGCTCGGGGCTTGCCGGTGTCTGCTGTCGCACCTGCCCCCGGGTTTCTCACGGTATTCCCACGAAATCCGAGGGCAAGGAGGCCCCAACATGGGACGCAAGGTCAAGTGGCCGCCCACCGTCCACCCTCACAAAACGTCGGGCCGCGAATTCATCCGCGTCGCCGGCCACGACTACTACCTGGGTCCGATCGGCTCGCAGGAAGCCCGGCTCAAGTACGCCAGGCTGGTAACCGAACTGGCCCCCGATCGCTCAGCTGGCGTCAAGGCCGACGCGGGAACGGGCCTTTGCGTGGCCGACCTGGTCGCCGCCTTCATGGAGCACGCCCACGAAGCCTACCGCGACGAGCGCGGAAATCCAAGCACCGAGTTCGTCAACTACCGCTGTGCCTGCCAGCCCTTGCTCGACGTCCACCAAGCGACTCCGCTGGCCGCCTTCGGCCCCAAGGCCTTAAAGGACGTGCTGCGGGCCATGGTCAAGCGCCAGTGGAAGCGGGCCAGCATCAACCGCCAGCTGGTGCGCGTCCGCACCATCTTCCGCTGGGGCGAGGCCGAGCAGCTCGTGCCGGGCGGCACGTTCGAGACCCTGCGCACGGTGCGCGGGCTCAAGGTTCGCGAGCACCAAGTCGAGGAGAGTCCCCCCGTGTTACCCGTTCCCGAAGGAGACCTGGAGGCCACGCTGCCGCACCTGTCGCCCGCGCCCGTGCGGGCGATCGTGGATTTACTCCTGCTCACCAGCGCCCGTCCCGGCGAGATCTGCCGCCTGAAGGCCGAGGCCCTGGACAAGAAAGGCCGGGTGGAGATCGCCAAGGGCATGTGGGTCAACTTCAAGAAAGTCTGGGCCTACCGGCCGCCCCAGCACAAGACGCTCTGGAAGGGCCATCCGCGCACGGTGCTCGTGGGCCCCGAGGCCCAAGCCACGCTCGCCCCGTGGCTGCTCCTGGCCAAGCCGGGCGAGTACCTGTTCCGGCCCGAGCGCGGCGGCCGGGGCAAGCCGAAGGCGGCCCGCTACAACCGCACGGCGCTCCTGGCCGCCGTGCACCGGGCCTGCCACGTCGCCGGCGTGGCCGAGTGGAACCCGGGCCAACTGCGGCACAACGCGGGGACGCGGCTCGCGGCCAAGTACGGCCTCGACACGGCGCGGGTGATCCTGGGGCAAAGAAGCCTGCGGGTAACGCAGGGCTACGCCATCGAGAACTGGGAGGCCGCGGCGGCGGCCGTCGGCGAGACGGGATGATCGTGTGGCCCCGTAGCTCAACGGACAGAGCAACCGCCTTCTAAGCGGAGGATGTCGGTTCGACTCCGGCCGGGGCTAGTTCGTCGAGGATGCGCTGCGCCATGGCGAGCGCCGACGCTCGATCAAGCCGCAAGGCGACCTGGCGCTTGTTGGCCGAGAGCACTAGATTAGGCGTACTCGGCCATTTGATGCGAACGATAACCCTTCTCGTAAAGCTCGCCTATCCTGATTTGGCAGGCGGTTTCGTCGGCGAATTGTTCGGCTTCTTCGATGGCAAGTGTCCAGTTGGGCAGGATGTGTTTGCCTGCCCAATAGACATATTGCCGGATGCTGTCATTCCATGCGACGATGACTTTCATTGCTTCCTCTGATTGGGCGATGGGTTTGGTTCATCCAAGAAACGACCAGCGGTTGCATTCAGGTAAAGTTCCCGGACGTGCGGCGGCATTAGCAGCCGCTCCACGTCGTCGTTGTCGCTGGCGGCGAGATGCTCGCGCATGGCCCACTCGAACGCCTCGGCGCGCTGGTCGTCGGACCACGCTGCGACCTTCCGCTCGTCAACCTCCTGGAACTCGGTCAGGAGCAGGGCGTTAGCGACGCACTGCGGGTCGGTGGTGCGGACGGTGACGTTTTCCATCACGCTGCCCTCCTTCTCTTGCGCTTCGCGGTGCTCGAGGTACGCTTCCACGGCCAGCGAGATCATGGGTCGGCCGCGGGCGAAGTCCCAGCCCGCCCGGCCCGCCAAGGCGTCGACCAGTTCGAGGATGCTGCGCCGGTCGAGGCCGCGGGCCACGAGCCGGTCGAGCGTGGCCTTCAAGGTCGGCGGCAGCGTGTCGATCAGGGCCCGGTCGCAGGTCTCTTTCAGTTTGTCCGTCATGCTTCTCCTCTTTCTTTCAAAGCGTCCTTCACCGCCCGGATGATGGTGCCGACGGCCCGCTGCCGCCGGCCGGTCGAGCGCCAGTCGGGCGAGCGCCGGAAACTCTGGTCCTCGGGCAGCCAGGCATATTCCAACAGGCAATCGAAGGCCTCGCAGCGGTATTCGGCCTGCGCCCGCCAGTCTGCCGGCAGTCGCTGGCCGAGCGATCCCAGCTGGATGTGCTTGTGCGGCCGGCTGCCCTGGTCCAAGGACAGGTCCAGGAGAAACTCTTCGCCCTGGATGGCGACCAGGTGGGCCGGCCAGCCGTCCGGCCTGGGGATCGCCTCGCCGTAGCCGATGCCGACCGACCAGGCCCCGCACTCGCGGCACCACTGGTGGAGCTCCTCGGGGTCGGGCGTGCGGCCCTCGGCCTCGACGCGCTCGACCAGCTGCCGGTTCCAGACCGCGGTGCGGCAGGCCAGGGGCTTGGCCGCCAGGCCGAAGTAATCGAGCACGTCGATGGCGATGGCCGTCGAGGCGATGCAGCTGTCGGCCCGCCACTGCTGGCGGACGATCGGCCGGGCGCAGGCCAGGAGGGCACGCAATACGGCTTCGCGCTGGTGCATGGAGGCTATTTTATAAGGCGTATCAAGCGGCGTCAATCCCGGCGCCGTTTCTTGTGCCGGTAGCGCTTGGGCAGCGGTCCCGCCTTGCTGTCCTCGATCATCAGGTCGTTGGGCGTCACCGACAGGGCGTGCGCCAGTCCGAGCAACGTAATCATGCGCGGATTGGTGTTGACGCCGTACTCGATGGCCGCCACCGCCGAAGGCGTGATGCCGGCGGCGGTGGCCAGCTGCAGCTGGGTCAGGCCGCGCTCCGTGCGCAGGCGGCGCACGACGTGTCGGATCGTCATGTTCCCCAGCATAGGACTCTGTCGCTCCACTTAACACGAAAATGGTAACACGGGCGTATAGACATACTATTACGACAATAGTAGTCCCGGCAACGCGGAAAACCGAGGCAGAGAATCCTTCCGGGGCGCGAGCGCGGTCAAGCCCGCCGCGGCGGCGCTTCGCGGCGGATGTAGTCGCCGATCACGCGCACGGCGTGCTTGAACATGGATTCGCCGGCGTGCGCCGCCAGCACCCGGAAGGCCCGGTGCTGGTCGGCAGAGAGCGTGATGCGGAGGTGCTTGACGGACTCGACCTGGCCGACTCCATTCCTCTTGTGCTGGGGCATGGCGGCTCCGTTGGTTTCTGGTGCGTGCATTCCTTACAAAGTATAACCAGCTATCCCAAGTTGACAAGGCTACTCCGCATAACGGCACTGTGAGGGTGGGAAAAGATTAAAAATTAGAAATGCTTTGACAACGTTATAAACTCCCGTAGGATTTACGATTCCCTCGCGGCTCTAGCCCACCACCGAGTGGCGCTCGCGAGCCCAGGGGTGACTCGATCCCGTCGCGGCTCGCGAGCATTTCTGACGGTCGGCGTTCCGCCGACCGACGTTTACAATCTCTGTTGAGAAGGAACTCCTCGGCTTGCACCACACGGCTCCGCGTGGAACGACACCCTAACCGGAGGCGGTCGTGACGTCAGCACCGAGAATCGTCGCCCCGTGGTTGAAGGAAGCCCAGCGCGCCTTCGAGTCGGCCCACGGGCCGCGCTCGATGATCCAGGTGACGATCCGCGACCCGCACGACGCGCGGGCGCGGCTGGTCTACTACGTCCCGGCGACGGCACTCGACCAGAAACCCCAGGCCCCGTCCGTGCGCCTCAAGGGCCTGCAGCGGCGCATCCTGGGTGCCGTCGGACGCGATCCGCGGCCGGCCAAGGTCATCGCCCACAAGCTGGGGAAGCGGCTGGACAGTCACTTTTACGCCGCCCTGCGGGCCCTGTGCCGGCACGATCCGCCGGTGCTCCTGCGCGGGGCCGACGGCTATTACAAGTCGTAAGGGCGCTCGTAGCGCTCGGTTCACTCTGGTCGTATGGCTGCGCTCGACTTCCTCGGTTCGCTCTCGAATTTCGGCTGCGCTCAACCATTTCGGTTCGCTCCCGGCGATCGGCTGCGCTCCCTTCTTACGGTTCTCTCCCTTGAAACGGCTGCGCTCATCTTCCACGGTTCGCTCGCACTCCACGGCTCATTGGCCGCCTGGAAAAGTGACCTGTCACGAGCAGGGACACTCCGGTCAAAAGTGACCGTCAGATTCCATGTCACATTTGCCCCTTGCAGGTCACATGGGGCCGGGCGTAGATAAGACGGCTCGCCGCCCCGAGGAGGTAACGCACCGTGGACGCGCCACCCGAGCTGCCCGACGACCTGATCCCCGTGGCCCAGGCCGCCCGCCACGCCCAAGTCACGATCGACACCGTCTACAACTGGATTCGCAAGGGCCAGCTGGCCGCCTGGAAGCGCGTGGGCCGACTCTACGTCAGCCGGGCCGACCTGGGGGCCCTGTTCGTGCCCGTGGAGGCCGCCGCGCATCCCGAGACCTTCGCCGAGCAGCGGTCGCGGCGGCAGCACACGCGGCAGACGCTCGAGCGCTTCGGCCTGCACCTGAACGGGCCGACCTGACGGGGTCACTGTTTCCGCTTCCTGGGTTGCAGGTCCTCGCCGATCAAGGCCGCCACGGACTTGGCTATGCGTTCCTTGAGCAAAGGCCTGAGCAGGTCGCTGAGCCATTCGGGCACCGGCCGCCTTTCTGCTCCGGCGCAGGTGTCGATCATGGCGGCCACGTCCAGGTGCACCCTGACCGTCTTGGTGGGCGGCTTCTTGCGGGCCATGTCCGGTCTCTCCAATCCTTGTTTGACGGACGACGGCTCCAGCGTAGCAAGCATGAATGTGTCCTCTCAAGACAAAAAGTCAACGTGCCATTATCCGATTATAGCCAGTGGTCCATAAATGTCAATTTGCGTCTAACGCACATTGACGCAAAGACGCAACGTGCTTAGAATGTAGGGCGTGGCAATCCCATCCCGTCAGGCAGGAGGCATCATCATGCCCACGCTCTTGCAAATTTCCGGCGAGCTCTTGGCCTTCATCGCCCTCTTGGACGAGGCCGCCGACGCCGACGGCGAATTGTCGCCCGAGGCCGCCGAGACCCTGGACCGCTGGTTCGCCGACCTCTCCCAGGACCGCGACTTGAAGCTCGACAACTACGCCGCCCTGATCCGCGAGCTGACCTTGCGGGCGGCGGCCCGGCGCGAGGAGAAAGAACGCCTCGAAAGGCGCGTGTCCGCCGACGAGCACGTGGTCGACTCGCTCAAGACGCGGCTGCGGATGTTTCTGGAGGCCCAGGGTATCCAGAAGGTCGAGACCCAGCGCTACCGCATCGCGCTCTGTCAGAACGGCGGCGCCCAGCCCTACGCCCTGGACGTGCCGGCCGAGCAATTGCCCGAGCAGTACCGGCGCAGCGAGACCACGTACCGGCCGCGGGTCGAGGCCATCCGCGACGCCCTGGTGGCGGGCCAGGACGTTCCCGGCTGCCGGCTGTTGCCGCGCGGCCGTCACCTTCGCATCAGCTAGGAGGCGCGATCATGTGGGTTTACAAACGCACCGATCCGGGCTGCTGGACGGTCGGCTATTACGATCCCGCCGGCAAGTGGTGGACCGACAGCGATCACTCGACACGAGAAGAGGCCGCGAAGCGCGTGGCCTGGCTCAATGGGTCGAGTGCTGTCAACCAGGCACTTGGCGAAGCGCTCAACAGCGGCTCGGGCACGTACAAACCCTGACCTGGACTCGCCACCATGTCAGCAGAAAGGACTCGCGACCATGTTGGTACTCACGCGAAGGACCGGCGAGGCCGTCCGCCTGCAGGTGGGCGAGGAAATGATCTGGATTTTGCTGGTCCATCAGGAATGCGGCAGGGTCCGCCTGGGATTCGAGGCGGCGCCGCACGTCAAGATCATGCGCGAGGAGCTGTTGCCGGCCGCCGAGGCGCGGCTGGCCCCGAAGTGAACCGTGCTCCCGGGCGGGGAGGGGCCAGGGAAGGCCCCCTCCCCTGCCCGGCTTCCTACATTCCGCGGACGGGTGGACACGGAGGTCCGCCCGCTCTCATTCAACCACAGAGAGGAAGCGATCCCAATGGTAGCCACGAACCTGCCCGAGATTTCGCAATTCATCGACCGCACGGACGAGGTGCCGGCGCCCCGGCCAGCGCATAACGAGCCGATGGTGCTCTCCGTCGAGCAGCTCCTCGAGGCTCAGAAGCTGATCGAAGACGTGATGGAACACATCATGAAGAAAGGCCACCACTACGGCACGATCGAGGGCACGCAGCGGCCGTCGCTGTGGCAGCCCGGCGGCGAGGTTCTCTGCCGCACGTTCCGCCTCGCGCCCAAGTTCCCCCCCGAATTGATCGTGATGCACGCCGACGGCAACCACCGTTATTTTCGGGTGACGTGCACCTTGACGCACATTATCACGGGCCAGCAGTGGGGCTGGGGGCTGGGCTCCTGCGGCACGCAGGAGAAAAAGTACGCCTATCTCAAGAGCGGGCGTAGCTGTCCCGAGTGCGACCAGACGACCATTTTCGAGAGCAAGAAAAAGGACGAACCGGGCTACTTTTGCTGGCGGAAAAAGGGCGGCTGCGGAGCCAAGTTTGCCCCGGACGACCGACGCATTACCGACCAGCCTGCGGGCCGCGTGGTCAATCCCGACCTTCCCGACCTGTGGAACACCGTTCTCAAGATGGCCGCCAAGCGCGCCTTCCTGTCGGCGGTCAAGACGGTCACCGCCGTCTCCGACGTGTTCACCGTGGACGTGGACGAGGACAAGGAGACCGCCAGCGGCAAGGGCGGCGACGACCGCGACATCTCCGACCTGCCCGAGGTCAAGACGGCGAGCCTCGACCAGCGCTACAAGATGATGGAGCTCGCCGAGAAACTCGGCTACGGCCCCGAGAAGATGCAGGCCCTCATCAAGAAGCACGGCGCCAAGACCTCGGCCGAGCTCACCGCCGCCGCGGCCGAGGGCATCCTGTTGATGCTCCAGTGGGAGCTCGAGAATCGCCCCAAGGCCAAGGGCAACGGCAACGGCAAGGCCGCCGCGCCCGCCCCTACGCCGACGCCCACGCCGACACCAACACCGGCGCCCGAACCAAACGCCGCCGACCTGGAGCGCCAGGACGAGATCGCCGCCATTCGCGCGGTAATTACCCAGGCCGTCACCGACGAGGCTCTCACCGGGGTGATCGAGCGGATCGACCGCAACGCCATCTGGCTGGGCACCATGGCGGCGGTGCTGAAAAAGGAAGCGATCGAGCGCAGCAAGGCCATCAAGCCCAAGCGAGCGCCCAAACGGCAGCCCGGCGAAGAGGGATGAAGCCGGACTTTCACCGTGAGGAGCACGAACTCTGACCACCAAAATGGAAAGGGCAAGAACGGTGGCATCTGAGTACCCCTATTTTCGCTTTTGGGTCAAGGATTTCCTGGGCGACATCAAGGTCGCATCAATGAACACGGAGCAGATTGGGGCATACCTCCTGTTGCTGCTGCATGCTTGGCAAGACGAGCCACCAGCAACTTTACCCAACGACGAGGCAATTCTGGCCAGGTTGGCACGACTGAGTGCCGATGGCTGGAATGCCGTTCGCACTCTCGTGCTGGCTTGTTTCACACCCACGCCCGACGGCAAGCGTCTCTTGCAAAAACGCTTGCGGAAGGAGTGGGAACACGCCTCGGGAATCTCCGCCAAGCGCTCTCGGGCTGGCCAGAAAAGCCAGGCCTCGCGCCGGGGGTTTCTTTACGCCTTCCAAAAACACAAAGACGGAACCGTAAAAATCGGTTCTTCGGTCGATCCACACGACCGATTCAGCAAGTTTTCGACGTACTGCAGCATGCTCGGCACCTGGAGCGTGCCAAACATGCAAGAGGCAGAGCGATTCGTTCACGATCATTTTGCGAAGGAACGCCTGAAAGGGGAATGGTTTAGGATTAGCGAGAAACAAGTGCTCGGCATCGGGACTTTACTTCAACAAATGTCGAACAAATGCTCAACAAATGCTCAACAAAGTGAGAGCATTTGTTCAACAAGCGGGGCAACAAACACTCAACATCCTGGTTATGGTTATGGTTCTGGTATTTCTTCTTCGGAGAGAGGGGTGCAGGGGAGAGAGGGGCAGCCCCAGGAGCGTCGTCCTTACGACCAAACCAATTGGTTTTGGGACGTGTTCTGGCCGCGCTGGCCGGACGGCTTCCGGCAAGGCGGCCAGGCCGCTCTCATGGCTGTCCGAGTCTTGGACCCCAGCCCCGACGTTCGCCAGTTGATGCTCGATCAGCTCGAGCTCTGGAAACGATCCCTGCGCTGGCGCAACGGCCGCGTCAACAATGCCGCCGCCTGGATTTCCGAAGAAATGTTTCGCGACGAGCCGCCGCTCGAAAACCTTCCCAACGCCAACGGCCCGCCCGAGGAAACCGAGTCCCAGCGCCAGCGTCGCCTGGACAAGCAAAAGGCCGACCTCGACGCGCTCGATCGGGTCGAGGGCGTCCCCTACGTGTTTCGAGACCGCCGGAAAGGAACGCAATGACCGAAATGACCGACGACAGTTTCCGCAGCGAGCGGGCCCTGCTGGGCTCGCTGCTCCGCTGGAACGCCACGATCGACGACGTCGTCTTGGCCGTCGACGTCGCCGACTTCCGGGCCCACGCGCACCAGCTCGTCTACGCCGCCATCGTGCACCTGCGCGGCCAGGGCCTGCCCGCGGACACCGTGACCGTCGCCGACCTGCTCCAGCGCCGCGGCCAGATCGACGACGTGAAGTACACCTACCTGGCCCAGCTCTGGGACAACGAGCCCGTGGGCGCCGGGGCAATGGCCTACGCCGCCCAGGTCGCCGAGGAGGCCCTGCGCCGCCGGCTGCGGCACGCTGCCTGCGAGATCGTGGCCGCCGTGGACGGCAAGATCGGCTCGGCGCACGACCTGGTCGCCGATGCCGAGGCCAAGATTTTCAGCGTGGCTTGCCACGAGCGCCGCCAGGGGGCCATCCCGCTCAAGCAGTGCCTGTCGGAGGCCTCCGACGCCATCGACGCCCGCTGCCAGCGCCAGGGAGCCAGCGGCATTCCGTCGGGCTTCCTCGACTTGGACAAGATCACCGCCGGCTGGCAAGACGCGGAGCTCGTCATCGTCGGCGCGCGGCCGTCGTGCGGCAAGACCAGCTTCGCCTGCCAGGTGAGCCTGCACGCCGCCGGGGAAGGCCACGGGGTGCTGTTCTGCAGCTTGGAGCAAAGCCACGTCGAACTGGCCGAGCGCATGATGTGCAACGAGGCCCGCGTCAACTCCTTGAACGTGCGCCGCGGCATCTTGCCGGCCACCGAGCGCGACGACCTGCTCGACGCCCTGCACCGCCTGTCGGCTTACCCGGTGTGGATCGACCGCGACCCGCACCAGAACGTGTCCCGGATCGCGGCCACCGGCCGGCGGCTCAAGAGCAAGGGCCAGCTGAAAATGATCGTGGTGGACTACCTGCAGCTGGTCGAGCCCGAAGACAAGAAGGACGTGCGCCAGGAGCAGGTGGCCGGCATCAGCCGGGGCTTGAAACGGGTGGCCAACGAGCTCGCCGTGCCGGTGCTGGCCCTGGCCCAGGTCAATCGCCGGAGCGAGGATCGCAGCTCGGGAAGGCCGACGCTGGCGGATCTCCGCGAGTCGGGCGCCATGGAGGCCGACGCCGACGTGGTCGTGCTCCTGCACCGGCCGCGCGACGCCGGCCAGGTCCAGGACACCGTCGAGGCCATCGTCGCCAAGAATCGCAACGGACCCACGGGCGAGGTGACGCTGGCGTTCCAGAAGGAATACATGCGGTTCGACAACTATGTCCGACCCCTGCAACCCGCAGCAACGGTCAACGGACGGGCGCGTGCCCGGGCCGCCAGCGGCGAAAAAGACGACGACGACTAGGCCGGCCAACCCGCGCGTGCTCGTGGAGCTCGAGGCCCTGCCGTCGCCGGTGCCCCTGGGCGTGCGGCTCAAGAAGTTACTCAAGATGGTCGGCCGCTACGGGTTTCGCTGCCGCTGGGCGAAGGAAGTGGAATGACATGCAGTTTTACGTCGGCCTGGACAAGGCGTCGTTTGCCCGCCACTTCGAGCGGAGCTGCATCAGCGTCAACACGCTGCGCGGCCGCGTCCGCGACTTCGACGCGGGCGAGTGGATGATGGACAGCGGCGCCTTCACCGAGATCACCCGCCACGGCGAGCATCGGTACACCCCGCAGGAGTACGCCGCGGCCATTCGACGCTGGAGTGTTTGTGGCAAGCTGGTCGCCGCGGTGAGCCAGGACTATATGTGCGAGCCGTTCGTGCTGGCCCGAACCGACCTGTCCGTGCGCGACCACCAGCGCATGACCGTCGAGCGCTACGACGCGATCCGTAAGGCCGTGGACTGCGCGGCCTACACGATGCCGGTATTGCAAGGCTTCTGGCCCGAGGAGTACGTGGCGCACGTCCGGCAGTACGGCCCGCGACTCGCAGAAGGCCAGTGGGTCGGCGTCGGCTCGGTGTGCAAGCGCAACAAGCAGCCCGAGGAGGTCGAGCACGTGCTCATGGCCATAAAACGGGAGCGGCCCGACCTGCGCTTGCACGGCTTCGGCGTCAAGCTGACGGCGCTGGCGAGCGGCGTGGTGCGCTCGCTCCTGTACTCGGCGGACAGCATGGCCTGGTCCTACTGGGCGTGGAAGCACGGCCGGGACGTGCACGACTGGAAAGAGGCGGCGCGGTTCGTCGCGCGGGTCGAAAAACAGAAGGTGCGACCGTGGCAGTATCAAGGCCAGCTTTTCGGCTCCTTTACTTCGGCCGGCGAGTTTCCGTTGTCAGTCTAGGGGCCCCCGCTGGCTGGTCCTTCGACTACGCGGGCGGCACGCTGGTCGTGCGGCTCGGCCGCGTCGTCATCACCTGGCGAATCGCTGGAAGCAGAAGATGAAAGCCCCGACCGAAACCGGCCTGGTCAAGATGGTGAAGCAGTTTCTCGAGCTGCGCGGCGGCTTCGCGATCCGCGTCAACAGCGGCGCGTTCGCCGGCACCCACGCCGGCAAGCGGCGCTTCGTCCGGCTCAACAGCGAGCCCGGCTGTAGCGACGTGCTGGCCTGTTACCGCGGCTGGTTTCTGGAAGCAGCGCGGTCGCAAGCCGACCGCGGCGCAAGCGTCGTTTCTGAATGCGGTCGAGCGAGCGGGCGGCTGGGCCGCGCTCGTGTACGACCTGCGCGACGTGGAACTGATCTTGGACGAAATTGACAATGAGGTGTCCTGATGGCTGAAAATCTGGCTCTGATCCTTCAAAAAGTGAAAGCCGGGCAATGCCAGCTAAGCAAGGAATCCGGCAAGATGATTGCATTTCTCGACCAGCTTTCAGACGTGGCAGCGCTGGAAGAATGCAAAGCCCAAGCCGCCGCGATCGCCGAGTACGTTGCACGCAAGAAAGACCTGTCCGTAGACGAACATAACGCCGCAGTGACGATCGCTATGAAAGTCGCCCACCGGCTCGGCGAAGTGCTGACGGCGACGGTAAGACCGCGGGGCCGGACTTCTTCCGGTAACGGTGCGTTACCGGAGCCAATCACGAAAATGCAATCCTCCCGTACGCAGCAGCTTGCCCGCATGTCCTGGCAGACCATCCAGAACCGCATCGAAGATCGCACCGCCAAGAACGAGCGCGTCAGCCAAGCCCGGATCGTCCGCGAATTCCACGACGAAGAAACAGCCAAGGAACGCAAGCGGCTGGAAAAGGAAGCGCTCGCCGTCGCGGAAGCGAGCGAACGCTATTACCAAGTCGAATGCGCCGACTGTCTCCAGTGGTTCGCAGCGCAGGAAGCCGACAGCATCGATCTGGTTTTCGGTTCGCCGCCTTACGAACAAGCGCGCTTGTACCTGGAGAACGGCGAGGATAAGGGCATCGCACTTTCAACCGAGAAATGGGTTGCCTGGATGGTCCAGGTCTACCGAGCGGCCTTGCGTTGTTGCAAGGGGCTCGTCGCGTTTGTCGTCGAAGGTCAGACAAAAAACTATCGCTGGTCCGCTGCGCCAGCGTTGCTCATGGCCGACCTGCATCGCGCTGGCATCCACTTGCGCAAGCCGCCCATCTACTACCGCGTCGGCATCCCCGGCAGCGGCGGCCCCGACTGGCTGCGCAACGATTACGAATACATCGTTTGCGCGACCCGCGGCGGTGAGTTGCCCTGGAGCGACAACACGGCAATGGGTGAACCGCCGCGGTACGAACCGGGCGGCAATCCGTCCCATCGCACCAAAGACGGATCGCGCGTCAGCGGCTACGCCAGCATGCAAGACCGCGCCAACGTCGGCCCGCACCGCGCCCGCCAGAAAGCCGGCCGAGTCTACGAGCCGCCGGCAATCGCCAACCCCGGCAACGTCGTCGAATGCATCGCCGGCGGCGGCAACATGGGCGACAAACTCTGTCACGAAAACGAAGCCCCCTTTCCAGAGGACCTGCCGGAATTCTTCATCCGCTCGTTCTGTCCCAAAGGCGGCGTCGTCTGCGATCCGTTTTGCGGTTCGGGAACTACCGGCAAAGTCGCCCTGGAGTATCGACGCCGCTTTCTCGGCTGCGACATTCGATCAAGTCAAGTGCGACTCACGCAGCGGCGACTCGCTGCCGTACAGAAGATTTTGCCCCTGGAGATTTAAGCCATGATGACGAGCAGCAAGGACTACGCCAGGCGTTTCGACTACCGAACGCTCCTGCATTCGGTCGTGGACGTGCTGGCCGAAAACAAGCGCAACGGCGACAGCGATACGGTTGCTTATACGGTGTCTGCCGACGCCTGGGGAATTAACAGCCGCTTGCGCGACGAAGTTTTCGAGCGCGTTTCCAAACACTGGTCGCGGCGAACCGAATTTCACGCCGATCTATTCCCCTACAACGTCGATTGCGTCGTTTCCGTTTATTTTCGTTACCGCAAGCGCGGAGCCGACTGGCCGACCATCGAACAAATGCGACGTAGCATCGACGGCGACAGCCCGAGCAAGAATGGTTCCATGTTCGACGATCAAGAATAGCCATGAACCCCGCACCGTCCGATGGCCCGGAGCAATTCGCCCACACCATTAACCCGGAGGATCGAACGTGAACACCGTCACCGAAACCCCCGCGCTTCGCCCCGAACTGGAGGCGCTGCCCGAGCGCCTGAGCCGACTTCCGATCGACGCCCGCGGCTATCCCGTGCCCTGGTTTGTCCCGTGGATTCTGGTCGACGGCCAGTTGCAGCCCGAATTTCGGGCGATGGACGGCCGCAAGTTTCGCCAGGCGATCCAGGACAAACTTTGCTGGGTGTGCGGCGAGAAACTCGGCCGCTATATGACCTTCGTTGCCGGGCCCATGTGCGGGGTCAATCGCACCAGTAGCGAGCCGCCCAGCCACCACGAATGCGCCACGTACTCCGCGCGGAATTGCCCCTTCCTCACGAAGCCCTACATGCATCGCCGCGAGGACGAGACCACCGAGGCGATGGAGAACTCCTGCATCCAGCCCGGCCATTCCATCCGCCGCAATCCCGGCGTCGTGCTGCTCTGGACCACGCGCAGCTATTCGCTCTTTCGTGACGGCAAGGGCGGCGTGCTTCTTCAGATGGGCGACCCGACCCGCGTCGAGTGGTACGCCGAGGGCAAGCCCAACGCCACGCGGGCCCAGGTGCTACGCTCGATCGAGACCGGCTTGCCGTTCCTCGAGGAACTCGCCCGCGAGCAGCCCGGCGCGATGGAGGCATTGCACCGGATGCGCGACGAATTCATGAAGTACGTGCCTGCGGAGTAAGCCATGACCATCGACGACGCCGTGGAAAAGGTGCGCTGCGGGGCCTGCGGCCAGGTGACGGGCTTCTGCCGCAACCTGGTCGAGCTCGACCGGAAGGCGAAGTGGGACTACCCGACCGCCGGCAACGTGCTCACCGGCGAATCCGGCAAGGCCGTGGCCTTCGCCTGCGACAAGTGCGTCAGGGACAAGGCCCAGGTCCGCGAGGCGGTGGAGTTCAAGGGCGACGCGCTGGTCTACCACGCCGTCGAGGACCTGGAGCCGGTGCCGCCGGCCCGGCGCTCGCTCACCTGGTTTGCCAAGCACGTCGAGGAGGGGCCCGACTGCACCTGCTCGTGGTGCGGTGAGCCGATCCTCGACCCCGAGGAGGAAGCGGTGTGGGCCAGCGACGAGGAAGACAACCCCGACGAGTTCCCGGCCATCCGCCTGTGGAAGGGCAAGCTGGAAGCCCGGCTGCACCCCAGGTGCCTGCGAGAAGCCGTCTCTACGGGCGCGCTGCTTTTGCCCACGGGTAACGGACAATGACCTTCACCGAGAGCAAGGTATCCTTCGGCACCGCCCTCCGCTGCGCGCGGCTGGGCTACCATCCCATGGCCGACGTGGGCATGGTCCGCATCCTGGCCGACGGCCCGCCGCACGTCGTGCAGGTCGTGCCGTTCGGCTACCTGCCCGTGGAACACGGCAAGACCAGGCATAGCAAGGCGCACGTCCGCTGGTGGGAAGGGGACGCCCGGATCGTCGAGGGGGCCATTCGTCCTTACTTCCGGGCACACCCGGCTCTCTCGCCCGTAGAGCTGCTCTTAGACGACGCTGGAAAACTCATTTCCCCTGCCACTTCGTCAACTTCAACTTGACCCGCCTTGTTTACGGGGATAAACTGTAAACGTGGTCCCTTGGTAGGGAGCCAAGGGCTCGCTTAACTCAGGAGACCCCCGTTCATGACCCAGCAAGCAACCACCGCCGCGCTGCCGCCCCTTACGGCCGAAGAGGTTATGGCGATCCGCCGCAAGGCGAACATGACCCAGGACGAGCTGGCCGTCTATTTAGGGCTCCGGCACCGCTCGCAAGTGCGCCACCTGGAGAGTGGCCGCACGCTGGCCACGGGCCCCAAGGCCGTCCTACTTCGGAAGCTCGCCAAGGAAACTTCTCGAAAAAAGCCGGGCTGAGTTAGGCTGGTTGCTGGTCGCTTCGTTTCACTTCGGCGAATGTCTGGCGACTTTCCTGAGATGCAATTAACAGGTTCAGCAGAGCCAAGAGGGGACCGCTGGGCTTCCTGGTTCCGCGTTCCAGCTGGCAAACTGCCCCCCTGGTCTTCAAACCCAACCGCACCGCAAATTCTTGCTGGCTCATTTGCATCTGGCCACGCAACGCTAGAATCTCTTCCTTCGTCACCGGCTTCGCCCGCCGTGCCTTGGCAGCCGCGCCATTCATGCTCGCGTGTGCTAGGTCGTGGCAGCCCTGGCAGAGCGTCTCGCAGTCGGCGACCGTATACGGCGTCCCTACGGAATCGGCCACTGTGATAGACCTCCAAAAAAGGTGCTTGGCATGAAGTCACCGCGATTCATTCTCCGCGTCAGCTCCAAGCTGCTCAGGCGACTGCGCCGCATGGAAGCCAGCGGGCAAAATGCCTCGGCCTTCATTCGTCAAGCCATCGCCGAGAAACTCGGCGACCCGGAATTAGCCAAGGTCAAGCCCCAGGGACGCCCGCCAATTCGCCGCCGTCGCCGGCGGTGTGCATAATTATACATACAGTAAAGCCTTATTCCTAGCCATCTTAGGAAAAGCGAAAAACTCAGCCTTTTTCGCCAATTGCTGTTGACAAAGGTAAACAAGCTGGCTATACTAATACTAGACAAGAAAAGACGCCCGAATGAAACGGAAAGGAACTAGCAACGTGTCTCTCACTGACCTGCAGAAAAACGAAATTATCGCCAAGCGCCAGGCCGGCCAGAACATCCGCGCCATCGGCACCGATCTAGGCATTCCCTGGCAGACGGTGTGGTCCGTCCTCTACCGCGGCGGGCTTGCCAACCGCAAGCAGGGGGCCCCCCGCGCCGCTCAGCCCGCCAGCCCGGCCGACGGTGAATCCTCCGTCCCGGTGGCCGTGGTCAACGCCCCGGTGGCGACGGGCAAAACGTCCGACGGGTTCGTGCCGCCGAAGTGGTATCCCGTCCTCCGCTACGCCATGGCCGCTGAAAAGGGCGCCACCCTGTTCGGCCCCCGCGGCTGCGGCAAGTCCACCGCCATCCGGGAGCTCGCCACCGAGATCGGCCACCCGACGGTGACCATGCAGTGTGCGGCGAACATGCAGATCGACGCCCTACTCGGCACGTGGACGTCGAAAAAGGGTTCGCTCCGCTTCATCGACGGGCCGCTTACCATCGCCCTCCGCACGGGCAGCTGGCTCATCGCCGAAGAAAGCAACGTCATCCATCCGGGCGTCTGGTCGCTGGTCAACACTCTGACCGACCAGACCGGCGAGGGCCTGCGGCTGCCCACGGGCGAAGTCATCCCGCCGCACAAGGGGTTCCGCCTGATCCTCATTTACAACGAAGGCTACACCGGCACGCGCGAGGTCAACGCCGCCCTCAAAGATCGGCTCATGCCGATTTACGCGGACTACCTGGAACCCAAGCAGGAAGCCAAGCTGCTCGAAATCATGACGGGCTGCAGTCCCGAGGAAGCCAGCCAGGTGCAGTCGGTTGCCAAAATGATCCGCAGCGCCGACTTACACTTCGACCTGTCGCCCCGCTCGCTGACCCGCTGGATTCGGCTGGTCAAGCAGGCCGGCATGACCTGGCAGGACGCTTACGACGTGGCCATCTTGGACCTAGTCGGCCCGCCCCAGCTGGCCGCTCCGCAGCGGGCCTGCCTCACGGAAATTGCCCGCAACTCGGTCGCCCAGTGGCCCAACGCCGCCCCGGCCGCGGCCAACTAATCGCCCCCATCGCCCTGCGCCGCCGGCATCTGGCCAGCACGGGCATCGACATTGCCCCGGCCGAGGCCAACTAATCGCCCCCATCGCCCAACCAAACCCTTTTTCAGGAGAACGATCATCATGGCGAAGTGCAAAGTTGGCGGGCGACGTTCGACGCGAAACGTGAATAAGCACAACAAGGCCAAGAAGGTTGTAGACAAGTTTCGGCGCGATCCAATAGTTCGCCGGATTGAACGCGAACTATTCGGTGCGCTGGAAGCCTTTGCTTCCCGCCTCACCTAATTCACCCCTCGCCCTTTCCTTCCCCCTTACTTTCGCCCTCTGGAGACCGAACGATGTCTGGAGAACGAACCGTGAAAGCGAGAACCTTTTTCCTCTTGATGGACGACGGGCGCGTTGCCACCCGCCTAGCCGCTGCTTTGGTCGAGCAAGGCATTCCATTCGAGCAGGGGCGTACTCCCAACCACGGCACGCACTTGTTCCGCGTGAACCGACGCCACGAGAAGGCCCTCATGCTCGCCGGCGACTTGGCCCAACAGGAAGTCAACGCCCTGGACGGCCGGCCGAACTAATCGCCCCCTCGCCCTTTACCAAAATCATGGGGTCCAAAGCGGCCTAAACACCCGTACACAACCGCCCAATTTTTCTTTCCGATTGCTGTTGACAAGAGTAAACAACACTGCTATACTAATCTTAGACAACAAACGACGCCCAAAGGAAACGGAAAGGATCGGAAAATGGCACGCCAGACGGTTTACGGCAAGCTGGCTTACGCGGGCTTTGCCAAGGCCATCGGCATGAAACTCGGCCTGCGCGTGAAGGTCGAGGACGGGGCCAACGCCGCCATTAACAAGGCCGGCACGATTACCCTGCCCGGCATGAGCAACTACCAGACCGAGGAACAATTCGCCGTCACCTGCGGCACGGTGGTGCACGAGCTCGCGCACCAGTTTTACGAGTCTCACAAACTGATTGACCCCCAGCGCTCGCGGCTGGAACACGACTGCCTGAACGCGGTCCTGGACGTGGCGGACGAATCGTGGATCGCCCACTATTTCGCCACGCTGCAACTGAACCAGCGCCCCGGCCAGCTGCTCGATGCCGGCAACCTGGATGCCCTCAAGAAACCGCAGGTCGATCGGCTGTACGACTGGAACGACACGAGTTCCCATGCGTGGAAGCTGCTCGTCACCGGCCTGCTTGCCGCCCGCCTGCCCCGGCCGCGCATGCTGACCCGCATTGGCAACTACAACGTCAGGATGGCCCGCCGGTTCGGCGTCGACGCCCGCGCGGTGTACGCTCTCCTGCGGAAGGCCCGCCGCACGCCCGCCCAGGACGGCCGGCCCACGCCTGCCCGCTTCCCGAAACTGATCGACCTTGCCAAGCAGCTGGCCGTCATCCTCGCCCCGTTCACGCCACCGCCCGGCGCCCCGGAAGTCGGCGACCTGTTCGGCCCCGGCGACGGCACGGGCCAGACCGGCAAGGCCGGCAAGTCGGCCCGCGCCCAAGGAACGGCCAACGTCCCGGCCAACGCCGACGTGGCCACCGGCGCCGCGGGCGACGCGGTCGCGGCCGGCAAGGGCGGCATCGGTGCTTCGCAAGGCGCCGGGGCCCCCGGCATGAACCCGTTTGATACCGAATCCTTCAACCTGCTCTCCCCGGCCGTCCGCAAGGTCGCCGCCCGCATCGCCAACGACGGCGACGCCATCGCCAAGGACGATGGCATGGCCAGCGGCTCCACCCTCGGACAGGCCTACCGTATCGTCACCGACGGCCACTGCCTGGCCCGCTGGCAGGACGCCCCGCACGCCGACGGGCTGGCCGCGGCCGTGCTGCTCGACTGCTCCGGCTCCATGTACAACGTGATGGCCGAGTGTGCCGGCATCGCCCGGGCCTTCGCCCTCGGCATGAAGGAATGCGGCCCGGTCAAGTCGATCGCGTTCGGGACCGACTGGAAGGATAGCAACCACTTCGACCAGGTTCGGAACATGGGCGGCACGCGGACCACGGAAGCCGTCCAGGCCGCAACCGACTGGCTCGCTGCACAGTCGGCCGGCGCCAAGTGGCTGGTCGTCGTCACCGACGGCGAACCGGACGATCAGGACACCTGCAACGCCGCTTGCACCGCCGCCCACAAGAAGGGCATCAAGATCGTCGCCATCGGCCTGGGCTGCAAGATCAATATGGCCCACGCCACCAGCGTCACGGCCAACGACACGAACCACCTGGCCATCGAATTGGATCAAGCCGCCGCCCGCATCGAACGGGGCTGGTAATCAGCCCCTCGCCCCCTCACCCCCTCGCCCTTCCCCTCGCCCGCTGGAGATTCAGCCGTGGACGACCACGACCTGTTACTTGCCATTCAAGAATTGCTGGACGGCGTCGCCTGGACGCCGGACACGCTGGACGAAATAGCGAAGTTGCTCGACGACAACGGCTACCTCGTCGCGGACGTGGACTAGCCTGCCCCACCCAGAAACTCGAACAATCGCCTTCACAGGAGTAACCACCATGCCATCATTCCGCATTGTTTGGGAAGTCGATGTTGACGCTGATACGCCTCTGGAAGCTGCCCGCGAGGCGTTCTCAATGATGACCGATCCCGAATCTACCGCAGTCGTTTTTTCGGTGACAGACCCCAACGGGGATACAGTCACCATCGACTTGGACGATATGGACTCAGCACGCATACGCTAATCGCCTTCACAGGAGTAACCACCATGAAAGCCCGCAAGATACCTGCCTCGGCATTAGTCCCCGGCGAGCTCTACCTACGCCTACGGCCCACCACGCTGGTGGAACACTCGGGCAAGGCCTTCTATCCCAAAGTCGCCGCACAGGAGAACCAGCCATGCAACTGACGCTTGCGAAAGACGACGGCACCGTGCTGGAAACCTGGTACGTCGCCGACGAGGAAACCACGCCCGACGAAATCAAGTCCAAGGTCTCGTTTCACCTGCCCGTGTACGACGACCGCGGCGAGTACGAAAGCATACGCAACGACGATGGCCTGTGGGCCACCGACGACGACGAGTAAACGAGAGCGGCCCGGCGGCTGGTGGAAACAGCCCCGGGCCGGTGGCCCCAAACTGTTGAGGAGTTTAGAGCAATGATGGCTTATCAATTCGACGGCTGGCTGGAAACCCAGCTGCGCAACGAACGGCGTTTCCCGGACGATCCCCACGCCGGCTGCACCGGCCCCGACCACTGCTGCCCCGAGTGCCTGGCCGGCTACCTGCAAGGCCTCACCCAGCTGGACGACGAGCAAGTCGCCCTGGGCCCGTCGTGCGTGGAGTGCAACCGGGCCGGCACCGTCCGCTGTTTCGACTGCGGCGAATTCTTCTGCCCCGACTGCGCCGAGGGCGACCGGCTGGTCGTGCGTTTACAACGGCCAGAACGCCATCAGCCGTGACGAATGGCTCGCCGAGCAACAGGAGAACTAACCCATGCGCTTTGAACCCCATACCTGCCCCAGCTGCGGCGGCATCGCCACCGGCACCAGCGAAACCATCCCCGGCGTGGCGCTGCTCGACTTCGACGCCGACGGCAACGCCGAGTATGCCGGCGAAACCAAAATGTGCTGGGACGGCCAGCAGACCGAGATCGACGCCGACGGCAACGCCGAGCTTTGGTGCGGCGAGGGCCACTGCTGGCCGGCCAGGATGGACGAGGAGGAGTAAGCCGTGACCCGCTACCAAACCCGTCACTACGTGACCACCGACGAAATGGAAGCCCGCCGCCTGGCCGAGATCGACGGCACGCGGCTCGACCAGATTCGCATGACCTGCAACGTCGAGCCCTTGCACGTCACGAGCTCCTGGATTCTCTGGAGCGACGGCTTCACGACCGGCATCGGTGCCAAGCTGCCCCCGGGCGGGAGTCTGTCCAAGGACGCCGAAGACCTCGTCAGCAAGGTCCGCGGCGGCGACGGCGAGGCCCGCTGTGGCCTGGCACGCCTGACCCAGGTTGCCGCCGTCGAGCGCACGACGCCCGTGTCGATCGGCCCGTCGCGCGGCTACTACCACCGCGAGACCGTCGAGAAACTTACCGTCCGCTGGACCGACGGCACCCCGGGCGAGCTCTACACGTTCTCGGTTGGCTACTTCGAGGGCTACGAGTTTTCCGTCTACGCCACGCTCGAGGAATTGCTGGCCGAGCAGGAAGCCCGCCGTATCGCCCTCGCTGGAAACTAGCCGCGCTTTTCGCGGCACGCGGCCCCGGCGAACCAGGGGCGAGGAGGTTTGCGATGACTGACGCAAAAGGTAGGCAGCATCAATACCTGTACCCAATGGTGACGCTAAATGGTGGTTATTACCTGGGACACCGTGGCAACTCGTCGCCCTGGCATCCCATGAGCAGCAAGGTCAGCCCGATCTTCCTGACGCGAGACGAAGCGATCCAATGGGGACGCAAGCATGGATACACGGTAATAGAGGCACACGGGACTGACGCCAGCTAGCCGCACCTTCGCGGCACGCGGCCCCGGCGAACCAGGGGCGAGGAGGATGAGAAGATGAGACTCCGAGACAATTGCGAGGTTTACACGAAACTCGACGGCCAGTGGTATTGGCGGATGTGGCCTCAACGTAGACTGGTTGCCGTCACGCGCGATCCGCAACCCGGGGCCGTGCCGGTCTCAGACGAGGAACACGGCCCCTATGCCTCGCAGAATGACGCGACTGAGGCAGCCGAGACTGCATGGGAGCAATGGCAAGCAGAGCAGCGTGAAGAGGATATGCGCTAAGCGATCCACCCAGCCCGCGAGCCGATGCCGGGCGTTGTGGCCCCGGCGCGAAAGCACGGTGTCGCGGCCAGGTCGGGCGGTTCCTGAGACAATGCCGCCCCCGGTGGTCCCGATGGGAGTCTAAGCGACGCATTCGGGACATAGCCGCACGTCGCGGCCCGCGGCCCCGGCGAACCAGGGGCATCGTCGGCGGACGTTAAACGCGGAGGATTGTGTCATGTTTACTCTTGAATTGGTCCCAGGTGGCCACGAGCGCATCTCAGGGACTGCGGCATTGGACGTATGCCGTCGGCTTGGCATCGCGGACAGCACCTGGATCGTATGGGAGCGAAACAAGGGCATCGTGGGCTACAAAGAGCCAAGCTGCGAGGTCGACGAGAATTTCGCCCGGGCCTGGTTCACGCCCGAGCAGACCACAAGCGGCGCCAACATTCCGCTCGCGATGCTGACGCGCGGCGACGTGCGCTACTGCAACGAGAGCAATACCTGGGCGATCTGCCTGGCCGACTTATCGCCCGAGCGGATCAAGCAACTCTACATTGCCTGCCGCTTCGCTGGTTGCCGTGCCGAAGTTGAACGGCTCACGCAGGAGCGCGATGCGCTCAAGGACAGGCTGGCTCACTACGAGCCGGAACCGGAACCAGAACTTGGACCGGACGACGATTGCTAACCTCCGTTGCGGCGGCACGGACGCCGCCTTTTTTCGTCCCCTTCGCGTTGACTGATGTAAACAGACCTGCTACAATACACTCTCGCCCGCACGGCCCCACAGGAGCAACGCATCATGGCCGACAAAACGCTCATTGCTTGGACGTCACATACCGCGAACTTCTGGATCGGCTGTCAGAAGGTCAGCCCCGGCTGCGCCCACTGCTACGCCGAGGTCCTGACCAAAGGCAAGATGGGCCTGCCTGGCTACTGGGGCCCCGCCAAGACGTCCCGCCGCAAGGAAGTCGCCGGCGTCGTGGCCAACGTCCGACGCTGGAACAAGGCCAGCGATCCCAACAATCCCGACAAGGTGTTCGTCGGCTCGCTCATGGACTGGGCCGAGGATCATCCCGACGCCAACGCCTTTCGTGCCCGCATGTGGGACACGATCCGCTCGGCCGATCGCCTGATCTTTCAGCTACTCACCAAGCGCCCCCAGCGCATCAGCGACTTGCTCCCGCCCTTTTGGGACGAGATCAAGCACCGTATCTGGCTGGGCACCAGCATCGAAAACAACGACTACGCTTACCGGGCTGACTACATCCGCCGCACGCCCGGCTGGGACGACAAAACTCTGCAATCCCGCCGCCTTGCCGACGCGGGCTTTGCCGACGTGGGCGCCGCCGTCCGCTTCGTCAGCTACGAGCCGGCCCTCGGCCCGCTTGACGAGCTCGACCTCACCGGCTTAGACTGGATCATCTTCGGCGGCGAGAGCGGTCCCGGCTATCGCCCCATGAATCCGCAGTGGGCCCGCGACATGCGCGACCGCTGCAAGCTGGCCGGCGTGGCGTTCTTTTTCAAGCAGTCCGCCGCCATTCGCACCGAAATGGGCATCGAGCTCGATGGCCAGGTCATCCGCGAGTACCCGCCAGTCATCGCCCTCGGCACCGACCGCGTCACCCACGCCATCCCGGCCCCGCACGCTCTTGGAGATCGTGAGGAGCAAGCGGCTGAGCGCCGTCGGGCCGCAGCCCGGAAAGCCGCCGCCACCGTCCGAGCGCGGCGGCAAGCAACAACACACTCAAATTTACCGCAAGCTGATCCTCCGCAGGCAACTCTGTTCTAAGGCCCTGCCCGGCCCGGTATACGTGCCCTTTATCGGTGACGGCGACATCGCCGTGGAGCTCTACACCGACCGCGTCATCTATGGTGCCGACCTGGACCCCGCCCGCATCGCCACCTGTACCCGTCGTCTACGTGACCTTAATTGCAGTGGCTTTTTAGCCACCGCCGACTGCGATTCCTGGCCCTTTTCCCGGCCCGAAACCCTCGAACCTATCCAACCCCAGCCCGAGGCCTCCAAACGCCCCTACGGGCCTAAAAAGGGCCTTCCCGACGGCCTTTCTACGCCCCTTCCCAGCCCGAAATCCGGCTCCCAAACCGCTCCCCACGTCCCGACCATCCAACCCTTCGCCGTGGCCGATTTCGACGCCTACAGCAATCCCTACCGCTCCCTGGCGGCATTCTGGACGCACGCCCCCAAGGCCCGCCGCGTGGTCCTGTTCGGCACCGACGGCCTGCGCCAGGCCATCGTCCGCAAGAAGCAGGTCAAGGAGCTCCCCAGCGGCCAGGGCAAGGACGACCCCGGCTGGCGGAAACAATACAACTCCTGGTGGATCGGCCACGTGCTGCCCTACTTGACTGGCTTGCTCAGGCCGTACAAGATCGTCAAGAAGCTGGCCTACTTGCGAGGTGGCGGGATGCTCTACTGGGGCTTGGTGGTGGAGAAATAAATCTGGGAATTCTTGCCCCAAACCCGGACACTTTTTGGTGAGCTTGGTGGGCACAAAAAACTTTGTGCTTCTCCCAGTTGATTGCCTAGTTTGATCTAGTTGCTAAACTTGATTCTGTTTACCAACTTCAAAGAAACGGAACTTCGGTTACTTTTGATATTCACCAACGCTATCGTTCAACATGCCAGCCAAAAAACACAAAAAGAAGCGGCCCCCGCGGCGGCCGTTTGATAAATTTGGCCCCACGAAAAGAGCCCAATACCTGCAGCTTTTAAGAGAGGGCAACCATCGCTCGACCTCTGCCCGGGCCGTCGGCGTTTCCCACGAGCTGGTCCGGCTGTTCAAGCACTCCGAGCAAGGCAAGGACTTCGAGGACCTGGAAGTCGACGCCGAGCAGGAAGCCTGCGGCCTGGTCGAAGATGCCTTGTACCAAGCCGCCCTGTCCGGCAACGTGGTCGCCTGCCAGGTCTGGCTCTACAACCGCTCGCCCGGCCGCTGGATGGACAAGCGGAATATCGAGCACTCCGGCCCCGGCGGCGGGCCCCTCCAGCACGAGCACCGCTACGACGCCCAGTTGCAGATGACCTGGGTGCAGATCGAGGCCGAGCTGCAGGCCGGCCGGCTGCCCGACGCCGCCCTCTTGGAGCGGCTGGCCGCTCCGACCAGCAACGGCGCCCCGCAACTTCCCGAGGGCAACGGCCAGACGTAGAAAGGGAGCAAGCCGCAACGGCGGAGCGAACCGAGCAGTATGAGCGCAGCCGACGGTGCGGAGCGAACCGAGGCGTCCGAGCGCAGCCGCAACGGCGGAGCGAACCGAGCACTGGGAGCGCAGCCGGGTCCATGGAGCGAACCGAGGCAGCCGAGCGCAGCCGAAGGTGCGGAGCGAACCGTGAACTGGGAGCGCAGCCGTTTCAGAGGAGCGAACCGAATACTGCGAGCGCAGCCGAGTCCATGGAGCGAACCAAAGGCATTGAGCGCAGCCGTTTCAGAGGAGCGAACCGAATCCACCGAGCGCAGCCGTGATAGGGGAGCGAACCGAATTCACTGAGCGACCCATGCCCGTCGATCCGCTGGCCGTGGCCGCCTGGTACTGGCCCCAGGTGCACTTCTACGCCGAGCAGCGCCGCATCATCGAGTCGGTCTGGAACGACGCCGAGACCGTCGTGGCCGCCGGCAACAAGCTGGGCAAGGACTTCGTCGCCGCCTTCGTCGTGCTGGCCTTTTTCCTGACGCGCACGCCCTGCCGCATCGTCACCACTTCCGCCAAGGACGACCACCTGGCCGTGCTCTGGGGCGAGATGAACTGGTTCCTGAACAACTCGGTCTATCCCCTGCGCCGCGAGCAGGGCGGCCCCTTGCTCGTCTACCACCGCGAGATGCGCAAGCTGACCGGCCGGCACGGCTTGGTGTGCCCCATCAGCTACGTGCGCGGCATGGTGGCCAGCGACCAGGCCATCGCCGCCATGGGCGGCCACCACGCCGACCCCAAGGTGCCCGACGGCCAGCCGCACACCCTGTTCGTCGCCGACGAGGCCAGCTCGGTGCCCGACGACTATTACAAGATCGTCTCGCCCTGGGCCAAGCGCATGCTGATTATCGGCAACCCCTGGCCGTGCGAGAACTTCTTCCGGAAGGCCGTGCGCAAGGGCAGCCAGCCGGCGCCCGACGGCAGCTACTACCGCCGCGTCTATCGCATCCGCGCCACCGACAGCCCCAACGTCCGGCTGGCCCTGGCCGAGCAGTCGGCCGGCCGGACGCCCTCGCACCGCGTGCTCGTGCCCGGCGTCAAGGACTACGCCGAGTACCTGAAGAACCGCGCCACCTGGGACGTGATCCAGCAGACCGTGTCGCTGGACGCCGAGTTTTACGAGGGCCTCGGTGCCCTCATGTTCCCGGTCGCCTGGCTCAACCGCGCCCACGCCTACGCCGCCGACCTGGCCGCCCGCAACGCCCGCCGCCTGGCCAAGACGATCGGCGTGGACCCGGCCGAGGGCGGCGACAAGACCAGCATGGCCGCCGTCGACGAGCACGGCCTGATCGAGCTCACCAGCCGGCAGACGCCCGACACCGCCGTGGTGACGGCCGAGGCCATCGCCTTCGGCCGCAAGCACGGCGTGCCGCCGGAGCGCTGGTACTTCGACCGCGGCGGCGGCGGCAAGCAGCACGCCGACCGCCTGCGCGAGATGGGCTACGCCGGCGTGCAGACGGTGGCCTTCGGCGAGTCGGTCATGCCCGACGTCCGCCGCTGGCAGAAGGTCTACCAGCCCTACAAGGAGCGCCTGGACCAGCGCGAGGAGAAATACGCCTACGTCAACCGCAGGAGCGAGATGTACGGCATCCTGCGCGAGTGCCTCGATCCCGGCTCCGGCTACAACCACGGAAAAGGATTTGCACTGCCGCGCGAGTATGGTAACCTGCGCGACGAGCTGGCCCCCATCCCCCTGACCTACGACGCCGAGGGCCGCCTGAAGCTGCTCCCCAAGCAGAAGGAAGGCGCCGACGCCACCGAGACCCTGATCGGGCTCATCGGCCACAGCCCCGACGAGGCCGACGCCACGGTGCTGGCGGTGTGGGGGATGCTCGAAGGCAGTCACGGCCCCGCCCGGGCGGGAGCGTTTTAGTGGCCCACTCCTGGACCTATCAGGAGCCGCGGCCGGCCGGCTGCGGCTGCCAAGTGGTGTTCTACTTCGAGGAGCACCAGCGCGACGGCCGCTGCTACGAGTTTCGCCTGGCACCCACCTGCGGCTGGCACGCTGGCACGACCTTCGAGGCCTCGGCCTCGCGCCGCGACTTCGTGGAGCGGGCCCAGTGGGAGCTGGAAGCAGCCGCGGCCCGCGGTTTCCGTAAACTGCCTCGCGACGGAGCGCCGCACGTGGGGATAAGCTAGGGCCTAACGTCAGTTCGGCCTGGTCGTGGCCCGCAAACAGTCCCAGCCCGTCAGCGCCAACGGCGTCACCGCCAACGCCGAGGGCAACGGCGTCACCGCCAAGCAGCTCACCGACGAGCAAATCCAGAAGATCCACGCCGCCACCAGCTTCGTGCAAAACCAGATGCTGGCGCGCAGCGAGTTCATCCAGAAGTTCATGGACCCGCGCCGCGACTACAACGCCGAGTGCGGCTATCCCGACAACGTCAACCAGTTCAAGGCCGAAGAGTACGAGGACCTCTACGAGAGAGAGCCCATCGCCTGCCGCGTGGTGCAGCTGTATCCCAAGGAATGCTGGCAGGTGATTCCCGAAGTCTTCGAGGATCAATCCAGCGAGGTGGAAACCGAGTTCGAGAAGGCCTGGGTGGAGCTGTGCGCGTCTCTGTCGGCCGGCAGCAAGTACGAGGACGAGCAGGGCAACGCCATCTGGGAGTACCTGTACCGCACCGACCTCCTGGCCGGCATCGGCTCGTGGGGCATCCTGCTCTTGGGCTTCGACGACGGCCGGATGCTCCAGGAGCCGGTGGACGGGGCCCCGACCGACGGCAAGCCCTTCGACATATCCGGGCTGAGCGAGATTCAGCAGGCCGAGTACACCAACGAGTTCGTCAAGAGCATGTACGCCGGCGTCGACGAGCAACAAGCCAGAACGAAGACCGGCGTGCGCCCCGGCGACAAGGACGAGGAGAAACTGGTCTCGCCCTTCACCGGCGCGGTGGCCGAGGTCTCCAAGGACATCTACGGCGGCGCCGTGCCCATGCAGCCCATGTCCTCGACCATGGGAACCGACGCCCTCTACCGCGGCATCCAGTTCACGCCCGAGACGCCCGGCGCCGTCGGCGAGGGCAAAGGCGGCGCCGAGAGCCAGCCGGCCGGCAAGAAAAAGAAGCCCCTGCGGCTCTTGTTCCTGCGGCCCTACGCACAGTATCTCGTGCAAATCGTGCAGTACGAGGCGGACATCCGCAACCCGCGCTTCGGCCACCCGCTCATGTACCTGGTCACCGTCAACGATCCGCGCCAGCAGCACACGGGGGTCGGTCTTCCTCTCGCGACCGTCCGCGTGCACTGGTCGCGGATCATCCACGTGGCCGACGAGCGGCAGAGTTCGGAGATATTCGGCATCCCGCGGATGCGGCCGGTGCTGCACCGCATCCTCGACCTGCGCAAGCTCTACGGCGGCGGCGCCGAGGGCTACTGGAAGAACTGCTTTGCCGCCATGGCGCTCGAGACCCATCCCCAGCTCGGCGGCGACGTGGTCGTGGACCAGCAGGCGACCCGCGACGTCATGGAACAGTTCATGAACGGCCTGCAGCGCTACCTCTTGGCCACCGGCATGTCGGCCAAGATGCTCGCCCCCACCGTGGTCGATCCGGCCAGCCAGATCGACAAGCAGATCGAGGCCATCTGCATCCAGCTGGGCTGCCCGAAGAGAGTGTTCATGGGCTCGGAGCGCGGCGAGCTGGCCTCGAGCCAGGACGACCAGGCCTGGAACGACCGCCTGCGCCACCGGCAGAACTTCTTCATCACGCCCCGGATCATCGCTCCCTTCATCGACCGGCTGATCGCGCTGGGCGTCTTGCCCACGCCCGAGAAATACGGCATCAAGTGGCCCGACCTGGAATCGCTGTCCCGCAAGGACAAGGCCCAGATCGGCCTGCAGCAGACGCAGGCCCTGGCCGCCTACGTCTCGGGTTCCGTCGAGCAGATCGTGCCGCCCGTCGAGTACCTGACGCGCATCATGGAGCTCGACCAGGACGAGGCCGAGGAAATCCTGGAGTCGGCCAAGAGCGCCGTCGAGGACGACGAGACCTTCACCGTGCCCAGTGAGGCCGACGAGGAGCAAGATCGGCAAGACCAGAAAGACCAGTTTAAGCAGCAGCTTGCCGCCGGCCAGGTGGGGGGCGGCAAGGGCGGCCCCGCCGGCGGGGTGGCCGGCGGGCCGCCCGGGCAAAAAGGCGTTCCGCCGGGCGCTGGCGGCGCTAGTCCCAAGCCGCCACCCGCAGCCGCCAAGCCCAAGGTGGGCAAGGGCGGCGCGGAGGCCACCGAATGAGCCGCAGCTGTTTTTCGCCAACCTGGCCATGCACTACACGAGCGGCCAGGGCCTGCGCGTGGTCGAGCAGCCGGCCGAGTGGGAGCAGCCATGAACCTCTTCGGCGACGTGATTTACATGGGCCGGTCGCTGGTCGTCAACGACACCGAGGCCGCCAAGAAGGCCTGGGAGAGCCGCGAGCGCAAACGAGAGGCTGCGCCCGAGAGCGACGTGCGCGACCTGAAAAACAATCTCGGCTTCGAGCGCATCGACATGCCGCAGATCGCCCGCGGCGACCAAAAGGAATTCGTCAACTGGGCCCGCAAGCAGGGCGTGACCGTGGAAAAGGAAACCGCCCGCACGCTGGACCTGAAGCCGACGCAGACGCAGTACGACCAGGCCCGCGTCGACGCCATGACGCCCCACGTGTGGGCGGACAAGAAGGACAAGCCGGTGCTGATTTCCTCGGACAACCGGGTCCTGGACGGGACGCACCACTGGATGAAGCACCAGCAGGAGGACAACCTGACCATGCCCGTGCTCCGCATCGGCCTGCCCGCCCGCATGGCGCTGACGCTCATGAACAAGTTCCCCAAGACCCAGCACCGCGGCGTGGCCTTCACCGGCAACGCCCGGCTCGACGACGAGCTGGCCGCCTACCTGCTCTACAACGCTCGCCGGGAGGACGACGAGGATCGGGACGAGGACGACGAGGACATCGAGTGGGCGACCGACGCCGACGAGGAGGAGTGAGATGGGCGCCTATTCCAGCCTGATCTTGGCCGAGCCGAGCCTCGTCGGCTACTGGCAGATGAACGAGGCCAGCGGCACCAGCGCGGCCGACTCCAAGGGCAGCGCCACGGGAACGTATGCGGGCACCTACACGCTCAATCAAGCGTCGTTTGCTCCGGCCGGCAAGGCGGTCAGTTTCGGCGGCGGCAACATCTCGGGCTTCACCGTTACGTCCGTGCTGCAGCCGGCCAACGTCACCGCCGAAATCTGGATCAAGCCAACCTCGGTGACTGACCAACGGGCCATGATTTGCTCGAACTATTACCCTGGCTCTGGGAACATCGGCTACGAATTGGGCTGGGATTTCACCGGCAGCAGCGGAGCCGGCAACTTACAGTTCGGTGGTCTGGCGGGTGGTTCTTGGCACGTCGCCACGATGACCGGCAACGGCGTCACGCTCAACCAGTGGAATCACGTCGTAGGCACCTACGACGGGACGAACTTGAAGCTCTACGTCAACGGGGTGCTGCAAGCAACGCAAGCCTGGGCGGGACCGTTGGCCTATCAATCGCAGCCCTTTGCGATCGGCCGGCAGCACGGCGGCGGCAATATCTCCGGTTGCTTGCTCGACGAATGCGCGATCTACAACGCAGCCTTGACGCTGGCGCAGATCAACAACCACTTCTTGGCCTATAACCCCGGAGTGTTCCGGCGCACGCTTTCCGAAGGTGGAGTGCGTTCGGGCTCCCGGCAGAGGGCGGCGTAAATGACAACCTTGAAGCAGAGCAACGCCTATACCCGGATGTTCCTGATGGTGCAGTCCGGCGATCACACCACGCCAGCGACCGGCTTGACCGTGACCGTCACGCTCTCGAAAGCCGGCGGCGCTTTCGCGGCAGCGGGCGGCACCGTTACCGAAGTGGCCAACGGCTGGTACAAGATCGCGTTGACGACCACGGACACCGGCACGCTCGGCGACTTGGCCTATCACTGCACGGCGACGGGGGCCGACCCTACGGATTTCGTCGATCAGGTTTCGTCGAAGTATTTTGGTGACATGGTGGACGCCAACCTGACGAGCATCTTCAACTCGACGCTGATAAGCGGGGTGGTGGACACGACGACCTACAGCCCCACCACCACGGACTTCGAGACGAACTTGCCTACAGGCGTCGATGCTACCGCTTACGTCGGGCAGGCCATCTACTTCACGAACCTCGCGGGTTACTCCTTGGGTAAGACGTTCAGGATCAATTCGGTATCGACGACCAACAGCAAGACGCACCTGACAGTGAGCACGATGCCGGTGGCTCCGGTGAATAACGCTGGTTTCGTGATCCTCGGTCGCATAGGGACTTGACGTGCTGCAGTTCTTTCTCGGTACAGCCACGCCGCCGAAGCCGACGGCAACTTGGGAGGGTTCCAGCGTGCTCGCCTTTGCCGGCACAGACCTGACCGGCATCTCGCCGGTCACCGGCCGCAAGAGTATCGGCCTCGTGGCGACGCCCTTGGTCGAGGCGTCCTTGCCGTGCGTCCACGGGGTGATGCTGGTGCCGCATCCCGACAACACGGGCTCGATTTACTTCGGCGGTCCCGGCTGCACGGCCGACAGCGACGAGGCCACCGACGGCTGCCTGGTGCTGGCGGCCGGTGCCGTGGTTCCGGTGGAGGAAGCGGCCCTCCTCTACCTGGTCGCCAGCGTCGGCGACCAGCAACTGTTCTGGGCCGCTTTTTAGGGGGAAAACATGGCTGCGAAGGGCTCGACCTTCTCCAACGATTTTCTCAAGTTGATCTTGAACGCCACGCCCATCCCGAACATCGCGGACAATGCCGCCACGGCGCCGCTGACGTCGCTGTACGTGGCCCTGCACACTGCCGACCCCACCGCAGCGGGAAACCAGACTTCCAACGAAGTCGCCTACACCGGCTACGCCCGCGCGGCCGTGGTACGGACGTCCTCGGGCTGGACGGTGGCCGCTAACCAGTGGAACCCCACTGCCGTGATTAACTTCCCCGCCTGCACCGGCGGCAGCGCGACGGCCACGTTCGCCTCGATCGGCACCGCGCTGTCGGGGACGGGCAAGATACTCTGGTCGGGTGCCATCTCGCCGTCCATCTCCATCGCCAACGGCGTGACCCCGCAATTAACTACAGCGAGCCTCGGTACAGAAAGCTAGTTTGGGTGTGGCACCGAATTTTCTTGGACCGAAACGTGAGCTGCGATCACCGGACGTTCGAGAACAAGGTGGAAGTGGCGCTAGGCGAAGACGGCCAGCTGGTCGCCTCGCTGATGCTGCGCTGCAAGGATTGCCGCGAGCCCTTCTTCGTCCGCTCGGTCAAGTCCGTCACCGACACCGAGGTCCAGTTCGTCATCGCTCCGCGATCGAGCCTGCCCGCGCCCGGTTCGAGCCAGCTGGGTTGGAAGTCTGGATGATGCATGTTGCAGTTTTTTCTCGACGTCGGAGCGCAGTACGCCTCGGGTGTAGCTACTTGGGCGGGGACGTCCTCTGCCTCCTTCGCGGGTGCTGCCGTCGCCGGCGGCGCGGCGGCCTGGACCGGCACTGCGACGGCCAGCTTCACGGCGGCCGAGACGGCTGCCTCGGCGGCGACCTGGACGGGATCGTCGACGGCTGCCCTCGCCGGTTCGGCCCTGGCGGCAGGTGCGGCGAGCTGGACGGGTACGTCGGCAGTTTCTCTGGTCGCGGCTGCCCAGGCGGCCAGCACCGCGACCTGGTCCGGCGACGCCACGACTTCCTTCACCGCCGCGGCGCTCGGATCGGCCACGGCCACCTGGTCGGGCGATTCCAGCACTGCGTTTACGGGAGCCGCGCAGGGCAAGGCGGCGGCCACCTGGAGCGGCAGCGCCACGGCATCGTGGCACGGAGCGACCGCCACGCAGGGGACGGCCGCGGCCACCTGGGTCGGCAGCTCCACGGCCAGCTTCACCGCGCCCAACGTCCAGGTCGGCGCCGCGACGTGGGCGGGCGGCTCCAGCTCCAGCTTCGCCTCGGCCGAGGCCCTGGGCAGCGCCGCCTCGTGGCCCGGCAACTCGGCGACCCTGTGGCACTCGGCCATCGTGCGCTGGAGCCCGGCGACGTGGGCGGGCGACGCGGCGGCGGCCTGGTACGCCGCGCCGATGCTGGGCGCGCCGGCAAGCTGGGCGGGCGATTCGAGCCTGGCTCTCGTGTCCAGCTTCAACGAGCCGACCACGGCGACCTGGCCGGGCGACTCCAGCGTCGCCTGGAGCTCCTGGCTGCCGAAGGTCACCGGCAAGATATTTTTTCAGGACCTGCCGATCCTGGACGTCTGGTTCCGGGGCCGACCGCTGCCCTTGGTCCGCAGTCCGGGAGCTAGCCGCGCGAGGGTCCGCTCGTGAGCACGACGTTCGACGTCCCGGCCAACGACTTCGGCACTACGCTGGGCAGCCCGTACAGTGCGGGCTCCGGCTCGGTGGTCATGGTCGCAGCCGCGGGGGCGGCCCTGACCTCGGCCTTGTCGGAGCTGGGCCTGTCCCTGTCGGCAACGTCTCCGCTGGCATTCACGCTGCGCAAGAAGGTGAGCGGCGCGCCCTCGACCAACCGCGCCGACGCCACGATCTTCCAGGCCACCGGCCTATCGACGGACACGCTCACCGGCGTGACGGTGGCCGAGGGCACGCACGACCAGAACTTCGCGGCCGGCGATTACCTCGACGTGCTCATGACGGCCGGGCGGCTGAGCAAGGTCTACGGCGCCGTCAACACGATGGAGACGACGCGCGCCTTCAAGGTCGTGAACAGCATTGCCGACCTGAACGCCATCCCCGACAGCGACCGCCAGGAGGGCATGGTCGTTTACGTCAAGGGCGTGCAGGTGATGTACCAGCTCTTGCCCACGGTCTCGGCCTACCTGCACACCATCAACGACTGGACGCAGTTCGGCAACATCCCGCCCTTCGCGGTCCCCTACTTCATGTTCGTCGAGATCGCCAACCAGGCCAGCCTCGTGGCCGTCGGTACGTCGGTGGGCGGCTCGGTGACTTTCCGCTGGAAGACCCTGAACTCGGCCAACGTCCAAGCTAACAGCGTTTCCATCATCGACGTGACCACCAGCACTACGGTGGCCAGCGGCCTGCCCGATAGCGGCACGGCGAACGTGACGATCCCCTCGGTGAGCAACGCCAGCCCCGCCACGCATCGCTGGCGGATCACCGCCAACGACCTCAAGGGCAACGCCTTTTCGTTGGACATGACGGTGCAGTGGCTGACGCTCTCGAACAAGACGTATTACGTCAACGCCGCCACGGGGAGCGACGGCAACAACGGCACGTCGTCCGGCACGGCCTGGCAGACATTAACGAAGGTATCGAACACCCAGCTGGGGCCCGGCGACACGGTCAACGTGGCGGCCGGCAACTACGCCGGCGTGGACATGGACTGGAATTTCCCGGTGGTCGGCTGCAGCGGCCATCCGATCCGCTTCCTCGGCACCGGCAACCCGGTGATCAATTCCCGGGCCATCCATACCTTCAACTGCTTCAACTTCGAGAACTGCAGCTACGTGACCGTGGACGGCTTCACCATCGCTCCCACGGACGTTGCCGTGAAGCACAAGGCCGGCATTCGCATGTCGGGGTTGAATGCCAACGTGGGTTGTCCGGAAGGGAATATCATCCAGAACTGCACCTGCACGATGATCGCGGGCGACAACTACGGCATCTTCACGGCCTTCCAGAAGAACGTGCTCGTCTACAACAACACGATTTCGGGCATCAATGCCGGCACGTCGGCGGTGGCCGTCTACACGGCCAACAGTCAGCTCTACTTCGTGGTGCGCAAGAACACGGTCCACGACTGCACGTCGGACGGGCTGCACTTCAACGGCGACTTATCTGCTGGGTTGCCGGGTGTTTCTTGGGGTGGCCTGGTCGAGCTGAACACGGTCCACGACATCGGACAGCTGAAGTCCGGCAGCGCCATCAATTGCGACGGCCAGCAGAACACGACCATCCAGAACAACCTGTGTTACAACCTGTCCTCGGCCGGCATCTCGCTCTACCACGACACGTCGGCCTTCGGCTCCGTGGGCTGCGCGGTGGTCAACAACACCATCGTCCTGGGCGGCTCGTCGCCCAAGTCCTGCCTGCACGTCACGGCGGCCAGTACGGGCTGCACGGTGTTCGACAACATCTTCGTCACCACCTCGACGGTGGCCCCGCTGTCGCTGCTCCTCTCCGACGACAGCCGCGCCGGTTTCTTTTGCGATTACAACGCCTACGCCAACGGCACCGAGTTCAGCGTCACGGACGGCGACGGCCTGCTGGTCCTCTCGACCTGGCAGGGTCAAGGCTACGACACGCACGGGGCCACGGGCACGCCGAGTAGCTTCTTCACGAACCTGGGCAGCAACGATTACACCGAGTCGGTGACGGCCCCGGCGGCGTCCATCAACCTCGGCGTCGCCACGTTCAACGGGATCAATGCCCCCTCGCCCGACTTCGCCGGCCGGGCACGGCCGCAGGCGGGTGCCTGGGACGCCGGCTGCTACCAGACGGCCGACATTCCAAGAGTGGTGAGTAGGTCGCCGACGAACCTGCAGGTTAACGTGCCGCGCGGGACCACGATCACGGCCACGTTCCAGGAGTCGGTGGCGGCGGTGAACCCGACCTGGAGCGTGCTGGACGCCAATACCGGCCTCACGGTGGCCGGCTCGACCAGCTACAACAACGGCACGTTCACCTCGACATTCACGCCCTCGGCCCTGCTCAACGACAACGACAGCTTTCAAGTCACACTCTCCGGCGGCCAGAACGCCGGCGGCGGCGTGATGAGCCCGACCGTCTGGACCTTCTACACGGGCGCGCCGCAGGAGACGATCTTCGGCACGATCCTGTCCAACTACACCAACGGCGACGGCACGGCGCGCGTCTACGGCACTCAGTTCCACCCGACGATCAACGGCAACTTGACGGGCGTGACGTTCTGGAAGATCGACAATGCCACGCTGCCGGCCAGCCGCAACGTGTGGCTGGTGCGCAAGGACGGCACGACCTGCACGATCCTCAACAAGTGGACGACGGTGAGTGAGCCGGACGGCTCGGCCGGCGGCATCACGGTCACCGTGCCCGGCATCACGCCGGTGGCCCTCGTCTCCGGCACCACCTACGCCATCCTGATCCAGTCCGTTACCGGCGTGCATCCGCCCGAGATGAAGGCCACGGCCTTGGGCGACGTGAACGAATACTTTTTCGTCAATCACGACCCCTGGACGAACACGTTCGGCCACCTGGTGGCTCCGGGCCACACGTCGGCCGGGGGGCCGAATTGCCTGTGGTACAACAACGCCTCGACGATCCCGCCCGCGTCGTGGTCGAGCTTCGCCGAGGGCGAGCACGCCAGCAATCCGGGCGTCGACATCCAGTTCCAGGCGACGGGGTGAGCGATGGACCGCGCCGACTTCAATCGCAGCCGCTTCGACGCGCCCCTGGAGCCCGCCGGGGGCATGAGCGTGGCCGGCACCGCGGCCTGGGGCGGAGCCTCGACGCTCGGCTGGGTGCAGTTCCTGCCCGTGGACCTGTGCCTGTGGTTCCAGGACGTTCCCGTGCTCGCGCTCGTGTTCGAGGACACCGACGAGTATTACCTGGAGGGAGGCCCCTTCCGTGCCGACCAGCGCCAACCCGATCGACCAGCGTATCACGTTTCCAGCGGGGGCCGACCTGTATATTCGGGCGACCTCGCTGGACGATAGCTTCGTGGCCACGGGCATCCCTTACGCCTTCGTCATCACCGACATCGACGGCAACGTCGAGGTGACGCAGCCGACGGTGACGGTGGTGTTTCCGGGCCCGAATCCGCCCAACCCGGCCACGCTGCTCTGGCAACTGACGCGGGCCATGACCCTGAACCTGATCTGGGACAAGAACTACCGCTGGGCCCTCTGGCGCACCGACGCCGGCAACAACCGCAAGATCGCCGGCGGCCCGTGCGTCATCGTGCCGACCCCGGAAAAGGGAGTGGTCTAAGTGCCCGTCAGCAAGCGAGCACGCTTGAAGCGCGTCGGCAAGGCCCGACCGAGGCCCGCCGCGCGCCGACTGAGGCTCGACCGCCTGGACCCGACGCGCACCGCCACGCTCCGGCGGGCCTTCGAGACGACGATCAAGCAGGGCTTCGCCAAGCTGCGGCTGGCCGTGGCCGACCTGGTCGCCAAGGAAGACGCCTTCGGCCTGACGCAGAACGCCGCCGCCGCGCGCCTGGAGCTGTACCGGCCGTACTACGTGCTCAACACCCGCGAAGCGGCCTTGAAGGCCTGGGAGACGCGCCGCCGCAAGGCCGCCGAGCGCGCTGCCCAGCGCCCCGCCAAGCACTTCCACGTCACCGTGGAGCCGTCGCCTCCGGGCCGGCCCACGGTCGAGCAGCTGTTGCCGCGCCTGACGCCCGACGACATCGCGGCGGTCTGCGGCGGCATGGACGGCGCCCGGGTCAGTATCAAGGTCGGGCGCCACTCGGACGACGTCCTGGTCTACATCGACCACGACCGCTACCACGCCGAGCGCACGATCGACCCGGCGAGCATGTCGATCCACAACGACATCATCCGCGTGACGGGGGGCCGCGCCGGCTTCGGCACGCAGGTGTTCAAGGACCAGGTCGACGCCGCGGCGGCGCACGGCTTCAAGCACATCGAATGCCTGGCGGCGCGGGCTCCTGGCATTTTCAACGGCTACGTGACCTGGGCGAAGATGGGTTACGACGGCGACCTGGCCGGCCAGCCCAGCGAGATCAAGGACTACGCCCAGGCGCGGGGCTACACTAGAGTCAGCGACTTCATGAAGACCAAGGAGGGCAGGGATCACTGGGAGCAGCACGGCCGGAGCTGGAACGCCGAGTTCGACCTAAGAGCAGGGTCACAAAACCGAAAGGCCCTCGATGCCTACCACGCCAAGAAATTCCCCGCCGGACGAGTCTTCAACGCCCCAGGGCGAGGAGCCGCCGGAGCTGACGGAGGAGGACGAGCGGATGCTCGACGAGGTCTGGGACGAGATCGCCAAGGAGAGCCCGCCCGGCTCGGCTGGTTCGGAGTGAGCAACGCCCTGGTCGAGTTGCCCAACGTCCGCCAGCCCGATCACTATTCCTGCGGGGCCGCCGTCGCCATGTCCGTGGGCCTTCACTACGGCGCGGGGCCCCGCACTCTCGATGGCTGGAAACAACTGCTCGGCACCAGCAAGGAAAAGTCCACCGCGCCGCAGGCCCTGGTCGAGGCCTTCAGCCAGCTCGGCTGCTCGGTCATCGCCCAGCACGGCTTGACCCTGGAGGACCTGGAGCACTTCACCGAGCTGGGCCTGCCCGTCATTTGCTGTCTCAAAGATTACATGCCCAGTATGCCCGCCGAGGCCGAGTTCGACTACGGCCACTACGTCGCCGTGATTGGAGTCGGCGACGGCTACGTCTTCGCCCAGGACCCCTCGGCGGACAACGCCATCGCCGGCGGCCACGACAAGGACCCCAAGGAGGAAGTCGGCGCCCTGCAGGCCCCGGGGCGGGTGATGATCCGCCAGGACGACTGGCTGGAAAACTGGTACGACGAGGACGAGGAGGGCCGCGACTACGTCCGGTTCGGCATCGTGGTGGGGCCACCGGACAGGATAACCGCCAACGACAGCGAAGCGGCCAAGAAAGCCTGGGACACGCGCGGGCGGGCCCACGCAGTGGCCAAGGGCGAGATGTTCGGCCACGTCTACGAGGTCCACCAGAACCCGTCTAAGGAGCAGCTCGACAACTGGCTCAAGAACCTCGGCCGCGACGACAAGCTGTACGGCATGGTCGCCGACGACGGCAAGAACGCCTGGTTCTGGGACGTGCCCTACGATCCCGAGGCGCCACTGCCGGCCGGCCACAAGGAAGTCGCCGAGCGCATCCTCGACGTGGACGTGCCGCGCTTCAAGAACCACTTTTCGGTCGTGCGCGAGAAGGGCGAGCCGGTCGTCAAGAGTTACGCCGGGGGCAAGGGCTCGCCAGCCCTGCGCCAGTGGCTCGAAGGCACCGGCATCACGGCCAACGTCACCGCTAACAGGCGCTTCGCCTTTGAACGAGACCCCCAGAAGCTCCAGGCCTTCCAAGCCTGGCTCAAGTCGCAGTTTGCCACCGCGGTCAACCTGGAGGACGCCTGGAAGAAGTTCATGACGCAGGGCTTCGCCAAGGGCGCGGGGAGAGCTTTCGACGACGTGCGCCAGCAGGCCCTCCGCCAGAAGCACCCCGAGTATTTCACCCAGACCGCCCAGGACGTGCTCAAGCCCTTTTACGAGGGCACGAAGGAAGAGTTCCTGCGCTCGGCCTTCGAGCAGCCGGTGGCCCAGGAGAAGGTGGACCTCCTGGCCGACCGCGCCTTCGACGAGCTCCAGGGCATCACCGACCAGATGAGCACCCGGATGTCGGGCGTCCTGGCCGACGGCATGGTGCAGGGCAAGAGCCCGCGCGAAGTTGCTCGAGACCTGGACAAGCAAGTCCAGTTGGGCCGAGATCGAGCCCTGACCATCGCCCGCACGGAGATCATCCGAGCCCACGCCGAGGGCCAGCTTACTGCCTTGGAAAACCTGGGCGTCGAGCAGGTCGGCGTCGCCGTCGAGTGGTCCACGACCGGCGACGAGAAAGTCTGCGAGGCCTGCGCCGCCCTGGAAGGCATCGTCCTCAAGATCGACGAGGCCCGCGGCCTGATCCCCAGGCATCCGCGCTGCCGCTGCGCCTGGATACCCGCCAACGTGGGCGAGCCCGACGTGGAGCAGGTGCGGAGCAAGGCCGACATCGAGGACGCCCTGGAGGAGAGCGAGGGCGCGCAGGGCGACGACCTGGACGTGGACGTGGCCGGCGAGCGGCCGGTGTCGATCTTCAACCAGCGCTGGTATCGTGCCGTCGTGGCCAACGCCCTGCGCCTGTTGGGGCCCCCGGTCGGCAGGCGGAACCGGGCCATCGCCCTGCTGGTCGCCAACACCCGCGAGGCATCCTTGAAGGCCTGGGACGCGCGCGGGCGCGGGCGCATGGAAGCCAGGGAGAAAAGCCTGCGCCAGGGCAAGATCGTCCACGAGGAGTTAATCGCCGAGGACGACGGCGGCGGCATCAACGACGTCTACCGCGTCCGGCTCAAGGACGGCAGCGAGGGCGCGTGGAAGCCCAAGTCGGGCGAGGACCCCGACGCGCGCTACAACATCCGCCGCGGGACGTATTACCAGCGCGAGGCCGCCGCCTACGACGTGGCCAAGGCCATCGGCATGACCGACCTCGTACCCGCGACGGTGGTGCGCGAACACCAGGGACAGAAGGGCTCGCTGCAAGAGTGGGTTCGCAATGCCGTGCCGATGTGGGAGACGCCCCGGTTCCGCGATGCCTTTGGCGGCAACCGCGACCTGGCCCGGGCCGCCGCCTACGACGTCCTGATCGGCAACACCGACCGCCATCCCGGCAACTGGCTCATCAAGGACGGCAAGAAACTACGCCTGATCGACAACGGCCTGGCCTTCCCTCGGGAGGACGACGCGGAGTTCCTGAGCTACCTGGACCGGGAAGCCAAGAAGACCGGCGTGAAAGTGCCCAAGGAAGTCCTGGGCTGGGACGGCGACAAGGTTGCCCGGGCCATGAAGAAGAACGGCCTGGAAGACTCGGCGGTGGACCTCATGCGCCAGCGCCTGGCTAGGCTCAAGACCAAGGCCCAGCGCGGCAGCGGTTTCAAGGGAGCACGCTGACCATGCCAACCGTGCGCGTCTACGTGGGCGGGAAACCGCGCGGCACGATCCGCCTGGACGACGGTGTCCTGAGCTGCGCGCCGGCCGACGATCGGGTCCTGCTCGGCATCCTGAGCCTCCCGGTCGTGGTTTCCGTTCCCGGTCAGGGCCTCCGCGAGCTGGAGCCGACGACGGAGCCCGCAGCCTACTTCGCGCAGCTGCCCCGCCACTACCGGAGCGGCCAGGGCATTCGCGTGGTGGCCGTAGGGGAGGAGTAAGTTCGATGACTCCCGTACACCGCAAGATCATGGCTATCCTAGCCGACGGCCAGCCGCACCGCGATGCCGAGCTGCGTGCCTGCCTCTCCGACGAGCTAGGCGACGTGGACAATATCGAGCCCCACATTTCGATGCTGCGCCGTGCGCTGCATCCCATCGGCCAGGACCTAGTCCTGGAGAAGGGCCCGCTCTACGGCCGCTACTACCGCTGGGTGCGCGTGCTGGCGTCCAGCTACGACGGCCGGAAGTGAAAATTTCGCTTCCAACCTTGCCTTTCGCCGTTCGTGCCGCTTATACTTTTACCATGGTCAAACTACCGCGTTGCAAGTGCCTGCGTTGCGGCCACGTCTGGACGCCGCGCAAGGACGGCCTGCCTAGGTTCTGCGGGCGCTGCAAGAGCCCGCACTGGAACCAGAAGGGCTACGTGGACGGCCGCGTGAGCCAGTCCAGGCCCGCACCGACCGACGCGCGCTGACCAGCCGCGACCCTCGAGCGAACCGTGACCAAGGAGCGCAGCCGCAACCAGCGAGCGAACCGAGTCACCAGAGCGCAGCCGATAGATGGGAGTGAACCGACGGTAATGAGCGCAGCCGAACAGCACGAGCGAACCGAAGACCAGGAGCGTTTTTTTACCCGAAAGGAAACCGCATGAAACGCCGCCTTCCGAACCCAGCAGTGACCCCCGCAGGCAATGCCCTTGCCGTCCTCGAACCCATCCGCCGCCTGTCCCGCGACCTCAAAAAATCCGCGCGCCTCATGGGCCGCAAACAGGCCCGCTACCTGACCGACCTCTACTACGAAGTTCAGGAATTCCGCAAGGCCGCAGGCAACATGGAACGCAGCGTGTCCCCCGGCGAGCCGCACGAGGTCGTGGATTGGGTCTTCGAGAACAGCGAGATCATCGAGAACGGCATCAAGCGCGCCCTCGGCGAATTCGCCTCCGCCTGGATGCCGGGGCTGTGGATGCAAAGCCTGGTCGGCATCGGGCCCGTTATCTCGGCCGGCATGCTCGCCCATCTCGACGTGCGCCTGGCCGAGACCGCCGGCCACTTCTGGCGCTTCGCCGGGCTCGACCCATCGGTGAGATGGGAAAAGAGAACCAAACGCCCCTGGAACGCCGCACTCAAGAGACTGTGCTGGATCGCGGGCGACTGCTTCGTGAAATTCCAGGGCCACAAGGACGACTTCTACGGCGCCTTCTACGTGGCCCGCAAGGAATTGGAGGCGAAGAACAACGAGCGCAAACTGTACGCCGAGCAAGCGCGGGCCAGCCTCCGCGAAAAAAACTTCGGCAAGGAAACCGAGGCCCGCAAGTGGTACGAAAAAGACCAGCTGCCGCCCGCACGCATTCACATGCGCGCCTTGCGCTGGACCAGCAAGCTGTTCCTGTCGCACCTGCACCACGTCATGTACTTTTCCTACTACGGAACCGTGCCGCCCAAGCCCTACGTCTTCGACGCCCCCGGCGACCACCGCCACTTCATCGAGCCGCCCAACTGGCCCTTCGACGAAGGCCGCAGCCTCAAGGAATTGCTGGTGAACTAGCCGATGCCGTGAAGCGAACCGAGGAATGGGAGCGCAGCCGAGGTAGCGGAGCGAACCGAAATTTCAGAGCGCAGCCGGGAAGAGAGAGCGAACCGTCATCGACGAGCGCAGCCGAAGCAGGGGACCGAACCGTAGCGATAGAGCGCAGCCGTGCTTAACGACAGAACCGAGTACCTGGAGCGCCAGCCGTTGCTGATGAACGAACCGAGGTCAACGAGCGCAGCCGGGAAGGACGAGCGAACCGACAGCGTAGAGCGCAGCCGGGAAGAGAGAGCGAACCAAAAGCGACGAGCGCAGCCATTTCCGTTTCCGAGCCCGATCGACGACCACGGGGGTCGCGGTCGGGCTTTTTAAGCGGGCTTAAATTTTCCCCTCCGTCACTTTTCCTCGTAGACATCTCGCGCACCGCCTGACTACAGCTAGAGAGCGATGCAAGCGATCCTGACGAACGCCGGGCTGGGCCGCGCCCGTCGGCAGACGCGGGACGGCCGCGAGTACCTCGTCGCTCCGGCCAGCCTGATCGTGCCCGGCGTCTTGAACGGCTCCGACGGCGCGCTCTACTATCCCCCCGTCGAGATCGCTCGCAACTACCGCGACTGGGACCGGATGCCGCTGACGCACGGCCATCCGGTCGATCCCTTGTCGGGCGCGCCGGCCTCGGCCCACGATCCAGGCGTCATCGACAACCAGGGCCTAGGCTGGATCGAGAAGCCGTTCGCCAACGGCAAGCTGGCGGCCGAGGCCTGGTTCGACGTGGAGCGGACGCGGGCCCTGGATCAGAAGTTCGGCAGCGACATCCTGAACCGCCTGGAACGCGGCCAGGCCATCGAGCAGTCCACCGGCCTCTACGTGGACAAGGAGTCGGCCCCGGTGGGGGCGAGCTATCGCGGCCGGCCTTACGAGAAGATTGCCCGCAACTATCGGCCCGACCACGTTGCCGTATTGCCCAACCAGGTCGGCGCCTGCTCGGTCGCCGACGGCTGCGGCATCCTGGTCAACCGTCAGGTATCGAACACCAGCGAGGGTGCCAAGAAGGCGTGGGAGACGCGCGGCGGCGGTGGTGTTAAGGAAGCCGCTCAGGCTGCCCGGAAAGCCTCGGTGAAAGCGATCGCTGCCACCCGGAAGGTGGGGGTGGAAAAGTATCCCCTTCCAGCGGGCCCTCAGCACGCCGAGAGGATACTTAGGTCGGCTGACGAGAGATCGTCGGCTGCAGCTTCCAAAACCGACAGAGACGCCCACCTCGAGGCAGCGGTTGCTCATTCTGCCATGCGGCAGTGGCACGAATCGCAAGGGCATACAGAAGCTGCTGCCGCACATCAGGAAGCCGCCAACGCGCATGGTGTCGCAGTTCGACGGATTACGCCGAGGCAGACTTCCAACGAGTACGTGACCAACCCGTTCGTCTCGGAGGCGCAGCGGCGGGCCTGCTATGCCGCCAACGATCCCGACTGGGACTGCGAAGAGTGGGAGCGGCACACGAAGTCCAGCAAGTTGCCCAAAAAAGCCACGGCCAACATGAGTCTGGTGCAAAAGTTCTGGTCCTGGTTGCACGGCGTCGCCAACGAGGACGGCCGCGCGCCGCCCACCACCAACCCCTTCGCCAGCGAGGCCCAGCGCCGCTACCTGTGGGCCAACGAGCCCGACATCGCCGAGTCGTGGGCCCACGGCGAGCACACCGGCACGGGCAAGCGGCACGCCATGCCCGAGGAAGAGGGCGAGTTCGTGGGCAAGACCACCAAGGGCGGCAAGGGGCTGAGAGCGTCCGGCAAGGGCGGCGGCAAGCAGGCCAAGGCGACGCTGAAGAAAGCCCTGGCCGCCAACGCCGAGCTCTACGACGCCGTGGACGTCGCCGCCCTGGGACCCGGCCAGCGGGCCGAGCGCGTCGAGGTCAACGGCAAGGCCAAGTGGGCGGTCTACAACGTCGGCGAGCCCAAGGCCCCGCGCTACGAGCACGCCGGCCGGGGGGTCCTCAACCCCGCCAAGCAGGTGCACCGCCGCCATCCCGAGCACGAGGCCTCGAGCGAGGCCAGGCACTTCTCCGACAACGTGACCAACGGCGACGGCGACCAGGAGACGCAGGCCCCCGAGCAGGGCTACCCGCAGGAGGCCATGCAGCAGCGCACCTACATCCGCCATCCCAGCCGCGAGCCACCCCAGCCGCGGCATCCGGCCAGCGGCCAGTTCCAGGGCCAGCCGGCCAACGCCGCCGAGAGGGGCCACGCCGATCGCGGCTACGACGACGAGGACGAGGAATGCCCGACCGGCAACGCCGCCGATCCCGCCGCCCACGTCGATCCCACGGCGCCGGCCAAGCTGGAAGGCTACCAGAAGCGCAAGGACGGCCGCAACCTGGACGTGCTGGAGCACGAGGAGCAGGACGACGACGATCCCGAGGACGTCGACGCCATCCTCGACACCCAGGCGGACGACCACCAGAACCCCAAGCACGGGCCCGACGAGCTGGCCGAGTACGGCCGCAAGCTGGGCATCACTGCCAACGACTGGAGCGACGCCGCCCGGGCCGCCGCCCAGGAGGCGCGGAAGCGAGGGTTCACGAAGACGGTCGAGGGCGGCAACCACCAGAAGTTCGAACATCCCTCCGGGGACCGGCTCACGGTGTGGAGCAACGGCCAGTGGGACCACACCCGCGGCGGCGGCGCGGCCTACGCGCGCAAGTCCGACCGGGGCGCCAAGGCCATGAGCGCCCACCTCGACGCCCGCGGCATCTCCAGGAACGAGGCCGTGGACACTGAAAACCAAGACGGAGCCGCACCCATGCTGGCCTACAACGCGCCCGACGACGCCCACGGCATGTCGAAGCACGCCGCCGGCCGCTCGCTCATGGCCGAGCACGCCGGTGGCCGCGGCCACGCCCTGTCGGCCCTGGACCATTCCGGCGAGGGCGACGCCAAGAAGGCCGCCGCCGCCCACGGCAAGGCGGCCGAGGCCCACGAAGCCGCCGCCCTGGAATCGCGCAAGCGCGGCGACGGCGCCGGCGCCGAGGTCCACGACGACGCCGCCGCCATGCACCGCAAGGCCGCCTCCATGCACCTGGCAACCACGAACGAGGAGAACCCCATGTCCCAAGCCCTGTTGGCGAAGCTGCGCGGCCTGGTCGGCAACTGCTCGTGCCCGGGCACGCGCAACGCGCTCCAGGCCATCCTGAACACGTCCGACGAGTCCGGCTCCGGCTCGGCCAGCGACCAGGCCGGCGGCGAGGAAGAGTCCGAGGAAGGCGAGGATTCGGAGTACCGCTCCAAGGAAGCCCCCGCCCTCAAGGACGGAGCCAAGGTCGGCGGCGGCAGCCTGGGCGGCAAGAAAAAAGGCGTGCTCAGCGAGAACGCCGCCGTGGAGGCCTGGATGCGCCAGACCCGGGCACCCGCCGAGGTCCGCGCGGCCGTGCAGAACATGCGCAAGGCCGAGTACGACCGCAAGCTGACCCTGGTGCGCTACCTGGTCGCCAACGTCGGCGAGCCCGAGCAGCGTCGGGCCACCGGCGACATGCTCATGGGCAAGAGCATCGCCGAGCTGGAGCAGCTGACGGCCATCGTCCCGCGGACGGCATCACCCCAGGTGACCCACCGCGAGCCGGCGGCCCTGTTCTTGGGCGCGGCGGGCGGGCCCGTCGGCAACGCCCTGGCCGAGGACGCCGACGACGACGTGCTCGACTTGCCCACGATCAACTACGCGGAGCTGTCCAAGGAGCAGCGCCAGAAGGCAGCCGCGTCCTGATTCTTTTTCGAGAAGGCGGCATGGTTTTCCGCCTTCGTCGTGCCGGCAAGAATGCCGCTCAGTCTTAGTACCGGAGAGCAGACATGGCGAAAGGCAACAAGATCGTGGTGAGCGTCCCGCCCAAGGGGACGTTCGAGGAGTGCATCATTTCCGGCACGCCGCTGCCGGGCACCATCATGGAGCCCGTGCCGGGCGCGGCCACGGTCGGCGCGCGCATGACGTACCGCGCCAGCACCCAGCCGACCGGCAACCGCCGCGGCATCTGCGTCTTGCGCGAGGACGAGCTCCAGGGCGTCGCCCCCACCGTCGCCTACGTCGCGGGCACGCGCGGCTTCCTCTACTGGCCGGCCCCCGGTGAGGAGCTCAACTGCCTGGCGGCCATCCCCGGCACCGGCACCGGCATTTCCGGCGGGGCCCAGGTCGGCGAGCGCTTCATCGTGGGCTCCAACGGCATCCTGCAGCCCGAAGTGGGTTCGCCCGCGGCGACGCCCTTTTTCTCCATCGAGGCCATGCCCGACATCTCCGGGCAGACTTCGGCCCTGGTCGCCGTCAAGTACGCCGGCGGCCAGTAGTTCGCCCCCGTGATAACCTCCAGGCGAAACGTCAGCAAAGCGAGCCCCGTCCGTGGCCGACCTCTACGATGCCTTCATCCCGTCCTTCCAGAACGGCGAAGGAAGCGACTACCGCGTGGGCGGCGTGCTGCAGTTCAGCCCCGCGCAGCTAGCCGACAAGAATTTCCGCGACCTGCGCCGGCCCTACTACGACCGCAACGGCGAGCCGGCGGTGACCATCAACGTGGGCCGCTGGAGCAAGCAGGAGGGCCGCGGCGGCGAGCGCACGCCGCTGCGCCAGCACGTCCTGGTCCGCAACCTCTACAAGTACGGCATCCAGCCGTCGATGGTCCACAACGCCACCACGCTGCGCAAGGAGGAATGGCTGCAGCTCGACCAGGTCGTGCTCCGCGCCGCCCGCTACCGCCTGCGGGCTTACGCCGACCTGGCCGCGGCCAACAGCTTCGGCGGCTTCAACGGCATGAGCAAGCTGGTGCTCGAACACGAGACCATGAGCGATCCCGGCGAGGCCATCGTGGACATGGACGGCCTCAGCGAAGGGCGCGCCGACGCACCCCTGTTCCAGCTGGAAGGCTTGCCGCTGCCGATCACGCACTCGGACTTCTGGTTTTCCTCCCGGCAGCTGGCGGTGAGCCGCAACACCGGCACGCCCTTGGACACCACCATGGGCGAGGCCTCCGGCCGCCGCGTGGCGGAGCGCGTCGAGAAAATGACCATCGGCGTCAACACCGGCCCCATTTACGGCGGGCGCACCACGCAGCAGGGCGGCTACGGCCGCACGTCGCAGGTCTACGGCTACGTCAACTTCCCCAACCGGATCACCAAGACCAACCTGACCACGCCCACGGGCTCCAACGCCTCGGCGACGATCAACGACGTGCTGGCCATGAGAGACCTGCTCTACTTGAACAAGTTCTACGGCCCGTTCATGGTCTACCACTCCAACGACTGGGACAAGTTCTTAGACAACGACTACATCCTGACCGGCGGCAACGTGGCCACGCAGACGCTGAGAAACCGCCTGCGCTCCATCGAGGGCATCGCCGACGTGCGGCGTCTCGACTTCCTCTTCGGCAGCGTGCCTCTGACCGGGCCTGGCTCGCCGAGCCGGGGCCCCGGCACCGACGTCGACGTGGCCTTGAAGCCCTACACCATGCTCATGGTGCAGATGACGCCCGACGTGTGCCGGGCGGTCAACGGCATGGACATCACCACCGTGCAGTGGGAGTCGATCGGCGGCATGAGGCTCAACTTCAAGGTGCTGTGCATCCAGGTGCCGCAGCTGCGGGCCGACTTTTACGGCAACTGCGGCATCCTGCACGCCACGACCAGCTAAAGCGGAGTTTCGATGCGGTGCGCGCGTCTAGCCTGGCTCCTGTTCCTGCCCGGCTGCCTGCCGCCGGCCGCGTCCGCGCCCGGCCCGGAGCTTCCCGTGCGGCGAGTCGCCAGGGGAGCGCAGGGGGTGATCGCCGCGTCCGGCGGCGAAGCTCCGGGGCCGGCCGCAGAACCCGCCCGAGCGGAGCCCCGGCGGCCCAAGCCCGACGGGCTCCTGTGCGGGCCGGGCCGCCACGCCCAGTTCCTGCGGCTGTGGCCCGCCGGCCGCGAGGTCGAGCGCATCCGCGACCGCGGCCTGATCTTCTACACCGAGGCCGAGGCCCCCAGGGTCTACCAGGTCATGGACGAGGGGCGAGCGATCCTGGCCCGGGCCGACACGAACACGTCGGCGAACAACGAGTTCCCCTGGCAAGAGCCGGCCGGAGTCCCTAGGGGATCGAACGTCAAGACGGTGAAGTTCGTGCAACTGGACGAGCCCGTGCAGTGGTGGCGATCTATCAGAAGTGACGGCTCCTTCGCCAGGTTCCGCTGGGAGTTTCCCGAGGGCACGCGCTTCGGCGAGCTGCTCCTGGTCACCGACAGCCGGGGCTACGACCACGCCTTCGAGTTGCGCACGCGCGTCAAGCGGCCGGCCGGCAAGGGCTGGGGCGTCCAGGTCTACCGGCCTTTCCCCACCGAGGACGACTTCGCGGAGGCCTTCGGCCGACGCTCGCAGCTCTTGCCGCGCCGCCTGATCGACTCGGGCCACGACCGCAACGCCTTTTCCGTGGCGGCCAGCGGCGCGCTCTTGCCCCGGCTCGACGAGGACCAGGTGCTGGCCCGGCTGGACGGGGCCGAGTTCGTCCCGGTCAAGGGCCAGCAATGGCTGCCCGGCGTCGAGGCACCGACCGCCGACCAGTTTTCCATCGTGCCCGTGGGCTACTTCGCCTCGCACGTGCCGGTGGACAACCGCCAGTGCGCCCGCTGCCACCAGGACGCCGGCCGGGTCGTCAACCGCACCGGCGAGCGGCGCTGGCGGCTGCGCGGCGACGACGGCATCTTCAGTTTCCCGATCTTCGACGGCGACCGGCTGCGGCTCAACCCGCGCCTGGCCGCGGCCGGGCTCCTGGCGCACGCGGAGGGCCGGCCGTGAACCGCATCCCCGCGATCGTCCTCCGCAGCGACGACGGCTCGATGAGGTTGGTTCCCATGGCCGACGAAGCCGAAGCGACCCGCGCAGCGCCCCCCGACACCAGCCTGTTGTCCGGCCCGGTCTATCCGCCCGCGCGGCCCAACGGCGGCCACACCATGCTCTTGGCCCTGGTGACCGTGCTCCTGGCCGTGGTCTCGGCGGGCGTGGCCTATCTCTATGCCAAGTGGGAGGACTACAAGGCCACCCAGGCGGTATCGCTGGGGCCCGTGGAAAACGCCCTGTCGATGCCGGTCGAGATCGACATGAGCCTCAAGGAGCGCAAGACGTTCTCGATGGAGACGGCCGGCGAGTACGGCGAGCTCGTGCCCTTGGAAGAGGGCCTCGAAGCCGTGCGCACCGGCCCCAAGTCGTGGCTGTTGATCCCGACGCAGACGGGCAGCTTTCGCCTCTTGGGCTACACCGCCCTGCGCAACCGGCCGACGCCCTACCAGGTAACCGTGGTCAAGGTCAAGGAAGCGACCGCCAAGAGAGACAAACCATGAGACGCTGGCCGTGGCTCGTGCTCGCCTTACCGCTCGTCGTGGTGCCCGCGCAGCAGGCACGCACCGTACCCGCCGGCTCGTCGCTCCGTGCCGGCGTGCAGTCGCGGCCGGTCACGGCCGGCCTGCATTGCAGCCGGACTAGCGCCCTGGCTGCAGTCCCGGCAGCCGTGGCGGCGGCGCCCGAGCCGGCGGTCGCTCCCGCCCGGACCAAGGCGCCCGAGCCGGCCGCGCCCTCGGACCGGCAGCCGCGCGTGGCCGACGCCGAGACCTTCCGCGCCACCGAGGCCCTGGACACGGCCGGCTTCCCGCTGGCGGCTCCCCTGGCCTCCAGCACCGTCCGCATCCCGAGCCAAAGCGGGCGCAGCTGCAGCGGCGGCGGCGGCTATCATTACGGGGACGGACGCAGAGGCGCGTTCGCAGTCTTCAGAAGGAGGTAAGTGCCATGAGATACGCCATTGCCATCGCCCTGGCGGCCCTGGTCGTGGGACCGGCCGGCAGCGGGCACCCGCCCGAGCGCATCGCCATTCCGCCCGACTTCGGCCGGGTGTTTAACGGCCGTTCCCGCGAAGTCGTGGACTTCGAGCTGCAGCGCCGCCAGCGCGTGATCGCCGAGGACGTGGTGATCCCCGGCAAGGAGATCGTCGTGCGCACGCCCGACCGGGTGATCCGGCAAGAGCGGGTGGTCGAGGAGCTGGTCGAGGTGCCCGTGGTCCGCGTGGCGCCGGTGGTGCTTGAAGTTCCGACGTTCTGCTTCCACGACTTCGCCGTGCCGTCGTTCTTCTCGGCGCGCAGCTTCGACTTCCGCGAGCGGTCCTTCCGCGAGCGCGAGCGCCGGGAGCGGTTCGAGTTCCGGGAGCGGTTCGAGTTCCGCGAGAGCTCGTCCTTCCGCGAGAGCAGCCGTTTCGGCGGCCGGGGCGGCTTCTTCGGTGGCTTGGGTGGGCGCGGCGGCTTCGGTGGCCGGCGCGGTTATTGACTGGGCGGCCTACGCGAGGGGATGCGGCGGCCCAGGTGAGTAACCGTGCCCCCGCCGGGAGCAGGGTGCTGACGTTCCCTGTCTCCCACCCCTCGGGTAGACCTCGGGAGAAAGTATGCCATGCACCGCGTGCAAGTTCTAGCCGGCGTTCACTACGAAGGCCGGATTCATCCCGACGGCCGGCCCGTGTTGGGAGACGACGGCCAGCAGCTCTTGATCGAGTTTCGCGCGCCCGACGTGTTCGAGACCGACCAGGACCTGGCCGAGCGCTGGCCGGAGAAATTCCGCCGCGTGCACGACGTGGAGATCACGCACGGCACGCCCGTCGATCCGGTGAGCCTGGCCGCCCGGCAGGGCGCCACGCCCACCGAGACCGATCGCCCGCTGGACGGGCTGAGCGTCAAGGAGCTGCGCGCCCTGGCTGCCGAGCAGGAAGTCGAGGTGGCCGACAACGCCAACCGCGAGCAGATCGTCGCCGCGCTTAGGCGGCGGGCCGCGACGAGGAAGTAAACCGTGCCGCGCACCACCAACGAGGCCGTGAAGGGCATCCTGGGCAGCAACTGGAACGGCACCAGCTCGCTGACGCCGTTCGTGGCCAGCGCCTCGGCCCTGGTCGATCGCGTCGCCGACTGCGCGGTCAAGAAGGGCTACCCGCTGTCGGCCGTCGAGCTGGATCAGATCGAGACCTGGCTGGCGGCACACCTGTACTGCCAGATGGACCTGCTCTACCAGAGCAAGAACACCAACCGGGCCTCGGCCACGTTCCAGGGGCAGACGGGTCTGTCCCTGGACTCGACGCGCTACGGCCAGACGGCGATGAACCTGGATTTCTCGGGCTGCCTGTCGGCCATCGGCAAGCGGCAGTTCGCGTCGCTGGCCTGGCTGGGCAAGCCGCCCAGCCAGCAGGTTCCGGTCACGCAGAGGGACTAGAGCCATGCGGGCGACGTGCGCGGTGCCCCGCAACGTGAACCTGCTCCGGCTGCACGGGGCGCTGCTCTCGGAGCTGTCGTGTCCGGGCTGCCTGGGCTGCTTCGACTCGGCGCAGCAGGTCGAGGACGCCATCGCTCAAGAGCTGTCCTGTCCGCACTGTGGCTACTCCTTCAGGACGCTGGCCGCGAAGTACGAGGCGAAATGCCGGACCAAGAAGTTGCCTTCCTCGACCAAAAGGCCGTGATGTGGGCCTGGGTCGGCACCGACCGCTACGGACAGCCTAAGGTGCTGCCCCCCGTCGAGGTGGACGTGCGCTGGGACGACACCACCACGGAGGTCACCGATCCCCACGGCGCCGTGCGCAAGATCGACGCCGAGGTCGTGGTGGACCAGGACGTCCCCGTAAGAAGCATCATGTGGCGCGGGGCCCTGGTGGACCTCCCCGACATCCACTTAATCCCCAAGGTCGGCATCATGCAGGTGGTGAAGTTCGACAAGACGGGTGATCTCAAAGCCCGGGCCGTTTTTAGAATGGTCTTCTTGATGCGGTGGAAAGATACTCTTCCCACCATCGTGCCCGAGGGCTGAGCCATGGCCCAGGTCGAGCGCGTGCAGGCGGTCATCGACGCCCTGAAGCAAAAGGGCCTGGTGCACCCCAAGCGAATCTCGTGCATCGTGGGCTACACGCAGAACTACGCCCTGTACGTGCACGAGAACCTGCAGGCTCATCACGAAGTGGGCCAGGCGAAGTACCTGGAGCAGCCCTTCCGCCAGGGAGCCAACGAGCTGGGCCGGATGATTAAGGAGGCCGTGGCCAAGGGCGCGAGCTTGGGACAGGCACTGCTGCTGGCGGGCCTCCGCCTGCAGCGCGAGAGCCAGCAGCTGGTGCCCGTGGACACCGGAGCCCTCAAGGCCTCGGCCTTTACGCGACTGGTGGAGTGAGCCATGAGCCCGCTGTTTATCGTGCTGCTGGTCCTGTTCACGGTTACGATGTTCGTGTGGCTGTTGACGTTGCTCGGAACGGTGCCCACGAGCTACTCGCCCTGGCTGCCCTGGTTCGCGTGCCTGGTCCTGGGCACGGTCGTTTTCCTGGTCGGCACCGGCGTCTTGAAGTGAAGTGGTGTAATGCGTGCTCAACGTCTTCGCGCACTCGCCGGCGGACGTACTTCGCTGGGCCATGATCCTCTTGGGCCTGGGCGTCGATCCCGACACCGACGTGGCCGGCACCGTGGACTGGCCGATCTTCGTGGACGTGGAGCCCGACAGCCCCGACAACGTGCTGGTGGTGAGCGACACGACCTGGCAGGGCGACGGCCGCACCCAACCCGACGGCGAGACGCTCTGGCACTACGGCGTGCAGGTCAAGGTCCGCGCCTCGGGGCATCCCGACGGCTGGGCCAAGGCCCGCCAGGTGCAAGCGACGCTCGACCAGCAGGTGGCGCAGAACCTGGTGCCGATCGCCGCTGCGGTCACCGGCACGGCCGCCACCTACGTCGTGCACTCGATCTCCAAGACGGGCATCCTGGTCGTGGGCCAGGCCGTCGCCACGACGAAGAGGCACGTGTTCACCCTGAACCCGGTTATCGCCATCACCCAGCTTTCCTGAGTTCGATCGCCCGCGAGGTTTCCCACAATGGCCGCTCCTCCGGTTAGTGCCCGCGTCATCCCCTCGGGCTTCAAGATGCCCGACGGGTTCAAGACGCTGATTACGTTCGCCAACAATCCCGCCATCCAAATCTGGGAGGAGACGGTCAAGCCGGTGGGCTGGGACGGCGGCGACAAGATCGACACCACGACGATGCACAACATCACCTACCGCACGTTCGCGGCGCGGAAGCTGAAGACGATCGCCGACGGCGGGGCGACTTTCGCCTTCGACCCCGATTGCTGGACGGGCCTGCAGCAGGAGATCAACCTGGAGCAGTCGATCACGTTCACGTTCCCCGACCACAGCCAGCTCGCCGTCTGGGGCTACCTGCAGAAGTTCGAGAACCCCGACTTCAAGGAAGGCGAAATGCCCAAGGCCACGGGCACGATAGTGGCCACCAACTGGGACCCGGTCAACTTCGTGGAGGCCGGGCCGAACTACGTGCCGGCGCCCGGAACCTAAAGACCGAGGACAGCGATGAGCGACAACGGCGAGCTGATTTTCGACGACGTGGCCCTCAGAGAGTTCCACGCCAAGATCGGCGGCGAGGACTACGTGCTGGTCGAGCCCACCGAGGACGCCGCCAGGAAGTACAGAAACGCCATCAGCAGCGGGGCCAGGGCCTCGCGCGACGGCCAGGTCATCGAGATTGGCGGCGTCGCTGACTCGGAATCGGTGCTCGTGGCCGCCTGTATCTACAAGGGCACGAAGCTGGAGTGGAAGGACGGCCGCGTTGCCAATCCGCCGACGCCCCTGGCGACGGTACGATCCTGGCCCAGGCGCATCGTGCGCGTCCTGTACCAGAAGCTCGACGAGCTCCAGGGCGAGAGCCCCAAAGCCGAGGACGAGGCAAAAAACTTGCCCGCCGCCTCTGGGATCACCTCCTAGTGGCGCGCGAGTTTGGCTTGCCCCTGTCCGCCGTCATGGCCATGCCCCACCACGTCTTCCGCGCCCACGTCGCTTGGCTAGACCTGCAGTGGGAGGAGCCTACCAAGACCGAATGGTATCTCATGCAGCTGGCGGCCATGTGGTCGAGCAGCGGTCGCGTGGAGCGCTTCAAAATGCGCTTTGCCAAGAAAGTCGGGCCCGACCAGACCAGCAGCGCAGAGGTCGAGCGCATCAAGGCGGCGAAGTTCGCCCAGGTCGGCTACGTGCCGCCTGGCTCCAACGCACCCCAACCCGGAAATTTAAGTGCCGGCTGAAACCGAGCTCGAGAGCATGGTCGTGCGCTTGACCGGCGACGGCGCCGAATACATCTCCATGCTCGAGCGCGCCCAGGAAGCAACCAGCCGCTTCGTCGAGAAAGTGACGCGCGCCCTGGAGGCCATTGGCATCGAGAAGTTCCTGCACTCGGCGGTCGAGGCGTTTTCCGGCCGGGAACAGGGCATGATTCGCTTGAACGCCGTCCTGCAGACGAGCGGCCAGAACGTGCAGGCCTTGACCGAGGATTACAACAAGTTCTCGGCGGCGATCGCCCACCACACCATGGCGTCGGCCGGCGACGTGAAGCAGCTCCTGGCCACCGCCGGCACCTACGGCCTGTACGGCGAGCGGGCCCAGCAGGCGACCGAGGACGCCATCAAGTTCGGCGAGGCCACGGGTGCCGGTGCCGAGGCCGCCCTGCGCGTCACGCAAGCACTGGAAAAGGGCAACGTGCAGCTGGCCATGCGCATGTCGCGTCACATGGCACCTCAATTAAGGGAGGCCAAGACTCCCGAGGAGTTTCAGGCCAAGTTCCAGGAGCTGATCGCCCAGGGCTCGATCATGGCCGAAGAAAAGTCCAAGTCCTTGGAGGGTCAGCTCCACCACCTCTCTACCGCCTGGAAATCGCTCAAGGCCGACCTGGGTGCCGTCGTGGCCGAGGGCTTAAAGCCGGTCATCAAGGGCTTCGAGCTGTTCGTCCAGTGGTTGAAAACTGCCTCGCCCGAGGCCAAGCGCACGGTCGTGGCCATCGCCGCCGTCGGCGCGGGCTTGCTGGCCCTGGGCCCGGCTTGGTCCGTCTTGAAGGTCGTGCTGGCGCCGCTCGGTTCGCTCTTTGGTATGTTGCTTTCCCCCGGCGGCCTGCTCGTGGGCGGCGTGGCTGCGGCCACGGGAGCGGTGCTCTATTTCAGCGGTGCCGGCGGCAAGGCGCTGGAGTGGCTCGGCACCAAGTGGGACGAGCTCAAGACCGATGCCCAGAAGGGCATCAAGGGCATCGGCGACGCCATGAAGGCCGGCGACATGCAGCTCGCCTTCGACATCGCCTGGACGCAGATTCAACTCACGTTTCACAAGGCCACCAAGGAGATACAGAAATTCTGGATCGACTTCACCACTGGCCTGAAGGTGATTTGGGCCGACGTGGTCGCTTTCCTGCAAAGGCTGTGGACGGAGTTCGTGTTCGGGCTGCAGAAGTCCATTTCCGTCGCCCAGCTGGCCTGGGCCGGCGTGCGTCGGGCCTTCGGCGGCAGCGCCGAACAGTTCGAGAGAGACCTGGGCGCGGCGGCCGAACGCCTGGCCGAGGCGGACAAGGATCGCGCCCGCCACCACGACGAGATCGAGGCCGACCGCCAGAAGGCGCAGGCCGACGCCTTCCGGCGCCAGAACGAGCAGCTCGATGCACTGGAAAATAAGCTCAAGGACCTGGAGAAGAAGCGCGACGCGCTCGTGGCCAAGGCTGCCGACAAAGCCCTGGACGCGGAGCGCAAGCGGCAGACGGCAGCAGCGCCGATCCACGTCAAGGCCGATCTGAAATTCGACGCCGTTGCCTTTCACTCGGTCGAGGCCATGGCGCGGGTCGCCTCTTTTGCCGCACTCATGGCGGGCGGCGCCCCAGGGGAACACGCCATCGCCGGAGAGCAGCTGGCCGTTCAGAAGGAAATGCGCGACCACCTGCGCAACATGGACCAGGGAGGCGGCGGCTTCGCTCCGGCCGAAATCGGGTAAACGACCATGGTGTGCGCTCTCAGACCCGGACAGCGAACCTGGCGCGGCTCGCGCGACAGCGAGGGGCACCGCTCCTACTGGATCAAGTTCCGCGTCTGGAGCGACGCCGCCGACGGCCCGGCCAACGTCCTGCAGACGCCCGGCCTGCCCCTGCCCGGGGCCTGGTGGCTGGTCGACAACGACGTCGATCTGTGGGCCTGGGTGCGGCCCGACACGAACATCAACCCCGTGCCGCCCGAGCCCGAGACGCTGGCTCAGGGTCCGTCGGGCGGGGCCGGCATGGAGTGGGACGTCGAGGTCCTCTGCTCCACCAAGCCGCCCGAACGGAACAGCGGGCACGCCCAGCGCTGCCAGGACGTGACCATCCAGGACCCGCTCCTGGAGCCGCCCAAAATCTCCGGCACGTTCGTCAAGTATTCTCAGGAGCGGGCCTACGACATGAACGGGAAAAGAATTTGCAACTCGGCTTTCGAGCTCTTGCGCGGCCCGCAGGTGGAGTTCGACTCCAACCGGCAGACGGTGAAGATCGACCAGAACATCCTGGACATCAACATTCCCCTGTTGCAGTCGATGGTGAATACCTTGAACGTCGCGCCCCTGTGGGGTTGTCCGGCGCGCACCGTCAAGCTGGAGCCGCCGACCTGGGAGCGGCGCTTTTACGGCGCCTGCTACAAGTATTTCAATCGCGTCCTGGAGTTTACCGTGTCCGCCGACTTCGACAGGGACAACCTCGACGAGGGCACCAAGTGCGTGCGCGGCTACTGGGCCAAGAACATCCAGCCGCCCACTCCGGCCGTACGCGCCACCGTCACCGTCGACGGCAGCGGCGGCGTGAACGGCTTCACGATTTTCGACGGCCCGGCCTCGGGCCTGCCCAAGAGTTCCGTGCTGGGCTTCCTGGTCGACGGGGGCGGGCACAACGCCATCGTGCAAGTGATGACCGATCCGGCCGGCGCCGTGCAGATTCCCGGCATCTTCGGCATTTACTTGAAAGGAACCGGCTACACGGCGGGCGTCTACACGTTCCTGCCATCGAAAGCGGACCAGTGGGCGGTGACCTTGGACGATCCCGACGTTACGGCCTCGATTCCCGACCTGAACAGCACCTCGAATTACCAGCAATTCGTCGATCGCAACGGCAACGCCACCAAGTGCACGCTCGACGGGCTCGGTTATCCCGCCTACTGCTACGATTCGACGCTGACGCGCGGGCCGGGCAAGATCCACGTGGCGGCATATCCGGCCAGCGACTTCACCCTGCTCGGCATCCCCCTGTCGCTGTGAGGCAGACATGGCCAACGAAATCACGCTGCGCAGCAGCTTGCAAATCCGCCAGGGATCGCTCTTTTACCAGAGCCAACCCTCGGGCTTCAACGCCAACATGGCCGGCAGCCGCGGGCCCTCGCCCGGCTACCTGACCGCCAAGCAGCCGGGCACGCCCGTGGACCTGTCGCAGCTGGCCAAGCTGGGCGGCTGGGCCGTGATCTACAACATGGACCCGGCCGACGGCCGCACGTCGTTTCTGGAGGTCTGCGTGTACGACCCCGACACCAACGAGCTCTATCCCTTCGCCGAGCTCTTGCCGGGCGAGAATTTCCCGATTAGGCTGTCGCGATACCTGGGCTCGGAGTTCGGACTGCACACCGGCACCGGGCCGACCGGCAGCGGCGTCAAGCTGTACTTGAAGGGCGTGGGTGCCGACGTGGGCGCGCGCGTGGACGCCTTCGATGCCTAGCCGCGACCCTCGAGCGAACCGAATCGCGTGAGCGCAGCCGTTTCCTGGGACCGAACCGAAGAAGAAGAGCGCAGCCGTCTTGGGGGAGCGAACCGAAATCCAGGAGCGCAGCCGTGAAAGCCCGCATCACCGTCGTGGAGACGATCGCCCACGTCGGCATGGACCTGGGCTTTACCAGTCCCACCGGCGTCGAGGCGCGCTGGTGGCGGCCGGTGGCATCGGCCGAGCAGGTCTACCAGCGCCGGCTGATGGCCGGCCCGAGCTGGCAGCCGCTCGACAGCGGCTGGATCGAGCAGGTGGGCATGGTCGTCGTCGAGAACGTCGAGGGCCACGGCCTGCAGGTCATTCCCACGCCCGAAGAGAAAGCCGCCATCGCTGCCCGCGTGGTCGAGCTGGGCCTGATGGGCGACGAGGGCGACTGCCGCGACTTCGCCTGCGTGCTGCCGGGCGAGCACCTGCGCCTGCAGCCGACGCAGCCCGTGCACTTGCGCTGCCGCGCGGGCGAGGCCCGGGTCGTGGTCACGGTGTACCCGCGATGACGCACTTCTACCTGACCGAGCAGGACGTGGCCGAGCTCAAGGGCCTGCTCCGCGCCATGCGGAACACCAAGCAGACCACGCAGCAGCGGCCGGACGTGCCGCCCCAGATCACCACGACGCCGGAAGTGTACGTGGCGCTGACGCCCAAGAGCGGCATCCCGGGGAGGACCAGCGGCCCGGCGGAGACGGGCACCGGCACCGGCACCGGGCCCGATTACGGTGACATACCCGGTTCGGCCGACTGCGACGTGTGGCAGCACCAGGTCGGCATCATGATGCCGGCGGCCCGCGGCAAGGTCACGGTCTATAACTTTGCCGAGGGCACGATCGGCGGCAACCTGTGGATCCTGGTGGAGCGCGACAAGTTCGGGACGTGGTGGCCCGCCGGGCAGATCACCGGCGGTGGCGGAGTTGGCGGTGCCATCGAGGTCGCGGATTCGACCGGATCGCCGGATTACTTCAATGTCAGCAAGCTCATTTTCGAGGGACCGGCGAAGCTGACGCAGCCGGCGGCGGGACAGGCAGAGCTCGGCGTCTTTGCGACTTCCGGCGCCGGTCACAAGACTGGACTGGTTCCCGATCCCGGCTCCACGGACAAAGTTGCCCGGATACTTACCGAGCACGCGGTCTGGAGACGCATCTCCAGCGCGGGCATGTCCAACCCAGGCAGTGGCGGCACGCTCGCGGTCGGGGACGTGGCGTGGAACACGCTCGACTGGGACCTGGAAAGCTACTACAGCACCAGCACCACGTTCGTCGTCCCCAGCGATGGATATTACCGGGCCTCTGCGAACGTGTGGGGCGCAACCCCTCCCGGCGCCGCCGGCGAAATTCACCAACTCGGGATTCTGCTGGCGGGAGTTCTTTCGGCTCTATGCCAGTCCACGGACCCGGCATTCAGCGCCGGAGACGCTAGATATGCTATTTTCGCCCTTTCCTGCAGTCTCGCGTTCAAGGCCACGGCAGGCAATGCCGTCAAAGCGCACTACTACACCTACACGGGCGGCGGACACGCGGTGCACGGCGGCAACTTCACTATCGAAAAGATCGAACCTGCGTCGTGATGCCAATGCTCCTAGGCGACAAGGTCCGCGACGCCCTGGAACTGGCCGGCATCGACGAGGCCTTAGTGTCGCGCCTGATGGGCCAAGACTGCTGCTGCGAGGAGCGGCGGCGGAAGCTGAACGTGCTGGGTCGCTGGGCCGAGCGCGTCGTGCGCGGCAACCTGCACCGGGCCGAGGACTACTTGCGGAGGCTCCTGACATGAACAAGCCGCTGCGCTGGGTTTACGGCGTGACGACGGTGCCCGAGCGGCGGGCCGACCTCTTGCCGAGGACGCTGGTGTCGCTGGATCGGGCCGGCTTTCCCTCGCCGCGCATCTTCGTCGACGGCTGCGCCGACGCCGGCCTCTATTCGTCCCACCAGGCCACGCTCCGGCCGCCGCCCGCTCTGGGCGTCTACGGCAACTGGATCATGTCGGCCTGGGAGCTCTACATCCGGGAGCCGGCGGGCAGCTACTACGCCCTGTTCCAGGACGACGTGCTGGCCTACCGCAACCTGCGCCCGTACCTGGAGAAGACGCTCGACCCGGAGGCCCGGCGCTACTACAACCTCTATGCCTATCCCGACAACGAAATCCTGGCCCACGGCCAGGTCGGCTGGCATCCATCCAACGGCCGCGGCCTCGGTGCCCTGGGCCTGGTCTTTTCGCGCGAGGCCCTGATGGCGCTCCTGAGCTCGACGCACCTGGCCAGGAAACCGGCCTGCGTCAACCGCGGCAAGACGCACGCCGACGGCGGCGTGGTCGAGGCCATGGAGGTGGAGATGTCCCAGCGGGAATGCGGCCCGTTCAAGGAGACCGTGCACTATCCGACCTTGCTTTACCATGCCGGCACGCTGTCTACTCAAACGATGAAGTTCGGCAACCCGCGCCTGTGGGGCCCCCGCAGCGTGGCCGGCTCCTGGCGCGGCGAGGACTTCGACGCCATGGAGCTGCTGGCCCAGCCGGCGGGAACGAGCGAACCGGGATAGGTGAGCGCAGCCGTTTTGGGGGAGAGAACCGAAGTACGGGAGCGCAGCCGATCGCCGGGAGCGAACCGAAATGGTTGAGCGCAGCCGTGGAGTGCGAGCGAACCGTCATCGACGAGCGCAGCCGAGATGTTGGAGCGAACCGAACCCAGGGAGCGCAGCCGGCAGGCCCGAGTGAACCGTGGCATCAGAGCGCAGCCGTATCGCACGACTGAACCGTATAGCAAGAGCGCAGCCATAATGGCGGACCGAACCGTGGTAGTTGAGCGCAGCCGTTCCTGGTGAGCGAACCGAGTCACCGGAGCGCAGCCGTGCGAGCCGAGCGAACCGAA